GGATCTGGCTCATTAGGTTCAGCTTTAACGACAGGAACAGATAACGTAGCAGTAGGTGAAGCCTCACTTGATGCAGTAACAACTGGCTCAGATAATACTGCAATTGGCGATAATGCTGGTGGCGCAATAACAACTGGTAGCGATAATACTGCAGTTGGCTCTGGTGCATTAGCTACTGAAGATGGTAATGGACAGAACGTAGCAGTAGGATCAGCAGCGTTAGCAACATTAAATGCTGGTGCAGATGCTGGCAACGTAGCGGTTGGCTATCAAGCCTTAACTGCTGCAACTACTGGTGTTGACAACGTAGCAGTCGGTTTTCAAGCTGGAGATGCAGTAACAACAGGTTCAGATAACACATTAATCGGAGATAGTGCTGGCGGAGCTTTAACGACAGGTGCAAACAATGTCGCGGTGGGTTCAGCAGCATTAGCTACAGAAGATACTAGAAGCGACTCTATTGCAATAGGTTATCGTGCCTTAACTGCACAAGATGGAGATACTGCAAATACCTATAATATAGCTATAGGTACTGATGCTGGATTATCTATTACTACAGGAAATAGAAATGTATTTTTAGGTTCGCTTGCTGGAGATGCAACAACAACTGCTGATGGAAATACAGCTATTGGACACAATGCTCTTTCAGCTAATACGACAGCAGAAATAAACACGGCAGTCGGTTTTCAAGCGATGTTATCTAATACAACTGGTACAAGTAACGTGGCGGTGGGTTCTGGAGCATTAGACGCAAACACTACAGCTTCAAACAACACAGCAATCGGTGCAGAGGCTTTAGGAGCAAACACAGGAACTGAGAACACAGCAGTCGGATCAGGTTCTTTAAGAACACTCTCTACTGGAAACTATAATACTGCTGTTGGTTATGAATCTTTAAGATTAGCTACTACATCAAATGAAAATACAGCAGTAGGTTATTATGCTTTAGGTGCGAATACAACTGGTGCTTCAAATACTGCGATGGGTTCTGCTGCTTTAGATGCAAACACAACGGCTGGAGCTAACACAGGAATAGGTTATATGGCTTTATCAGCGACTGTAACAGCTGGAAATAACACAGCATTAGGTTATAAAGCATTATTGGTAGCTACAAATGACGGTAATACAGCAGCTGGTTCTGCTTCTTTAGAAGCTTGTTCAACTGGACAAAATAATACAGCACTTGGTTATGCGGCTGGCTATCAACTAACTACAGGCAGTAATAATTTATTTTTGGGAACAGAAGCTGGAAGAACAGGAAGTCCGGGAGGAGCTGTTACAACAGGTAGTAATGTTATCTGTTTAGGTGATGAAAATATCGGTGCGTGTCATATACAAACAGATTGGACAGTAGCATCTGATGCAAGAGATAAAACAGATGTAGAGCCTATTAAAACAGGTTTAGATTTTGTTAATAAACTAGAACCAGTTACTTATCGTTGGGATAAGCGTTCTAAGTATGGTAATAAGACTGCTGATGATTATAATTTAAACGATCAAACACCTGATGGTACATATAAAGAAGATTGGTTAGATATTGGATTTTTAGCACAAGATGTTGAAAAACTAGAAGCTGAGTATGGTTATAATATGCAAGACAATACAAATCTTGCTACACGTTTAAGTGATGATGGTAAACAATACTCTTTAAAATATACTAAATTTATTCCAAGTTTAGTAAAAGCAGTACAAGAACTTTCGGCAAAAGTTGAAGAATTAGAAACAAAACTTAACGAGGAAAAATAAAATGGCAGTAACAAAAAAAATAACGAAAGCTGTACCTTATGAAGATGCTAATAGCAAAGTAGCTAAATGGTCTTTAGAGATGACATACGAAAACAATAGTGAAGGCGATGCAACATACTACAAAACTGTATTTACTCATATTGTAGATCAAGCATATACTGACGCTGATAAAGCATCTAAAACTAACTATACACTACAGGCTAAAGGAGCTTTTAGTTTATCAGACCTTACAGCACTTTGTCCTGTTTCACATTGGGATGCAGTTTTTGCTAGTCAAGTAGATTCAGTTATTACTAATCCAGTAGTGAATCCTACAGCAGACGAATCTTTCTCAGTACCTAGTTAATATGACTACTCAAATTCACGGTATGCCTAGTGTTTTTGTACTAGAACACGACATACCAGAAGAGATAGTGACAGATCTTAATACCTACTTAGATGCTTATCTAAAAGAAAAAGGTCGTAAGTCACTAGCAAGCACACTTGTTGGACAGATACAACACGGACAACAACTGTTAATGGATCATAACAATGAAAAGATTGTAGAGTTTACTAATATGTTATGTGGACTAGGAGCTGAGTATATTAATAGATTTTCTCAGGCTACTGGTGCAACTTACAAGACTAACAAGCGTGTAGAAATGGATGAACTTTGGTCAGTACACAGTTACGAAAGAGACTATAACCCAATACATAGTCACGGAACTAAAACACTAATGGGTATTTCTTGCACAACTTGGACTAAAGTACCACAGCAAATATTAGATCAACCTACAGCAGGTACGTCTGAATATAATCTATATAACGCTAGTGGAGATTGTGACGGTTACTTAGCTTTTAATTATGGACAGCAACACGTTACAGACGTAGAGATTTTAAAGCCTCCACAGAGCTTTGTAATACAACCACAGGTAGGAAAGCTCTATATGTTCCCAAGTTGGTTACAACATATGGTCTATCCTTTTCAAGGTAAAGGTGAACGTAGAACAGTAGCAGCTAATTTAAATTGTTGGGATATGCAGGTAGCATAATATGGATTTAGAAATGTGGAATTTATTACTTACTATTGTTATAGCTCCAATAGTTTACAGTATACGACAGAACTTTGTAGAGCTTAAAAGAATCGATGTACTTCTAAATAAGACTAGAGAAGAAGTCGCTAAGAACTACGTTACCAAAGACGAAATGGAAAACAATACGGATCGTGTTATTCGTATGCTTAATAAGCTTGAAGCAAAACTTGACAAACTTTTTGAAGTTAAAACTAATTAGGAATTAATATGGCAAGGAAAAGATATAAGAAGAAGAGAGCAGATTATCGTAAAGGCGGTAGAGTTAAATACGCACACGGAGGAAGACCTAGTCGTAGAGATTATGATTCAGGTGATGAGTATCAAGTAGCTCTTGAACAATGGAGAAACGATCCTGCACATCAAGGAACTTCTAAAGCTCCTGTAAAAACTGCAGCTTCTAAACCTGTTCAACAACCTGTATCTCGACCTGCTCCTGTTCAACAGCCACCACAAAGACAAGCTCCATACAGATCTTTTGATCCTGATGATAGAGATTTAAGAGGAACAATAGGTAACATTGCTCCTAAACTTGGAAGTATAGCTTTTCCTTCTGATATGGGTACAGGTACTCCTGCTCCTTCTACTCCTAGTAGACCTGCAACTTATTTAAATATACCTTTTAAAGGAGATGCAAAAACTCCTTATACTGTTGATGCTGGCGGTATGATGAATATGATTGATCAAGAACCTATTCAAAAATATGATATGTTAGATCCAGAACAAGCTTTTGCTTTTGAACAAGCTCAACAAGAAGCTTCAAAAAACATTGAAAGTAAAGGAATTATAGAAGGTCTTAAAGATACAATAGTAAAAAACGGACCAGATTTTGCTATTGATCTTGCTACAAATCCTGCAAGTACAATCGTTAAAACAGCTATAGAAAAAGGACCTTCTTTTTTTGGTGCGTTTCTTGCAGGAGTAGGAGATCTTTTTAGAGGATTATTTACCAACGAAGCTTTAGCAAATTTTCAACAAGATTTAGCAGACCAAGCTATTGCAGCAGGTTTTACACCTGAACAAGTAGCGCAAGCAAGAGATGAAGCTAGAGAAACAATTAAAGCCGAAGAAGCAGCAGCAGCAGAAGCAGGTTCAGGAACACCATCTTTTGGTACTAAAGGATATGGTATTCAAGGAACAACTAGTGGCAAAGCTAAAGGTCAAGTAGCTATAGGGGAAGGATTAGCTGCAGCTAGTATTAGCCCTGCTGCTTATTTATATAGCGGTGTAGGATCTTCTTTTGAATCTAGTAGAGATGCATATACAGAATCAGGACAGTATGATATAGACAAAGCAAAGAGAGATGCTGAGTTTGATGCAATGCGACAAAAAGAAAAAATGGATGCTGGAACTTGGAAAAAATATACACCAGAAGAAACTCAACAGTTGTTAGCAGAACAAAGAGCGAGAATAGGTTCAGAATTAGCAGGAGGAACAATGTCACCTGCAGCAACTACTCCTGTTTCTAATTCTGAAGCTTTTAAAAATATAGGTGGAGGACAAGATACAGGTAGTACAGGTGGTACAGATAATACAGGTGGTACAGGTGGTATTGGAGTTTCTGGAGATAATCTTTCTAGACAAAGAGCTATAGATATTGTTGAAGGAACAGCACAAGGACCGCAAATACCTGCACCGACTGATATTGATACTTCATTAGGAATAACTCCACAACAAGATATTCAAACTATATCTAGTCCTTTACCTTCAGGATATAGTTTTGAACCTCCTGCTGATGGTATTTATACACAAGTTATGCCTAGTGAAGGAATGAAGTATGCGTATGGTCCAAACGGAGAAAGAATAGAAGTACCTATTGATACGTCTCTTCCTGCTACTGCTACAGATATAGCTGCTCCTATGTCAATGGATCTACAAGACGCTACTCTTACACAAGCACAACAACAAGCTATGTTACCTGCTGCACAAATGGAAGCAGCTCAAGTAGGAACAGAAACTTTAATAGCTGGACAACAAGGTGCAATAGGTGATGATGCTCTTGCTAAAGCTGCACAAGTAGATAGGGTTGCTCCAATACAAGCAGCTACTGTTGAAATACCAGAAGGTGCTTTAACACAAAGAGTAGTTGGTACGCTTAGTCCTAATGCTACAGCTATAGCAGCTCAAGCAGCAGGTACAACTTTATCAAGAGTTACAAGAGCTAAGAAACAGCTTCGTAACGCAGGTATATCTGAACAAGCTATTACAGATTTAGGTAACAATCCAGAAGCTCTTGAAGATCGTTTAATGGATCTTACAGAGCAAGAACGAGGAGTTATTGGAGATTTACCTGAAGAAGCTTTAGTATCTAACCAACTTGACAGTCTTTTAAAAGGTATGGAAAGCGGAGAAATACCTACATGGGCTAGTCCTGCAGTTGCAGCAGTAGAACAGATGTTAGCTCAAAGAGGTTTATCGGCTTCTACAGTAGGCAGAGATAATCTATTTAATGCTATAATACAATCTGCTGTTCCAATTGCACAATCTAATGCACAAGCAATACAACAAAGTGTAGCTCAGTCAAGAGAAATAGAATCTAGAGAAGAAATATTTAATGCTCAAGCAAGACAGCAAACAGCTTTGCAAAATGCTTCTAATGTATTTCAAATGGATATGGCACAGTTTAGCGCAGATCAACAAACAGCTTTATCTAATAGTAAATTTTTACAAACTGTAAGTTTAACTGAAGCAAGTAATAGACAACAAACAGCTATTCAAAATGCTGCCATTACTGCTCAAATGAATTTAGCTGATGCTGATTTTTATCAAAAAGCACAAATACAAAATGCACAAGCTTTTCTTGGTATGGACATGGCTAATCTTAGTAACAGTCAACAAGCAACTATATTGTCTGCGCAGATTAATCAACAAAGTATGTTATCTAATCAGTCAGCTATAAATGCTGCAAGACAGTTTAACGCTACAAGTGAAAATCAAACACAACAGTTTATGGCAGGACTTTCACAACAAATAGAACTAACAAACACAGCAGCAGCAAATAGTATTTCTCAGTTTAACGCACAACAAGCAAATGCAGCAGCAGCAACAGAGTTTCAAGTTGAAGCAGATTTAAATAAAGCTAAAGCTGCAATGGAAACAGACATAAATAAATTTAATTCTCAACTAGCTTTTAATAGAAACCAATGGAACGCAGCTAACGCACAAGCTGTAGAACAATCTAACATAGCTTGGAGAAGACAAGCTAATACAATTAATACTGCAGCAGCTAATCAAGTTGCTATGCAAAATGCAATGAACGCTTTTAATTTAAACGGACAATCATTAGCTTTTCTTTGGCAAGAGTTAAGAGATCAAGCTGCTTTTGATTTTCAAGCTGTTCAAAATGAAGAAGATAGAACAGCTCAGATTTATATACAATCTTTAGCTAATCAAGCTTCTTCAGCAGCTTCTATGGCTGAAAACATAAGAACAGTTGGAGCAGTTCTTTCTACTATGTGGTCAGGAACTTCAAAAACACAATATACAGCTTCAGACAAAGCTGGAGGATAATAAAATGGGATGGATTAGAAAAACTATACGAAGAGTAGGTAAAGAAATAAACAGAACTGTAGAAAAAGTAGGAGATGTTTTTGGATCAAAATCTTTAGGAGTTTTAGGAACTATAGGTTTAAGTATGCTAATGCCATGGACTATCAGTACTGTTTTTAATGGATTAACTGATCCTTCAGGATGGTTTGCACAGACAGCTATTAATTTAGGAAAAGATGAAAGTATTGCTAGAAAAACAGCAGGTTATCTTATGACAGGTATTCACAAAGGAGCAACTTCTGTTCAAAATGGATACAACATTGCAAAATCTTTTGTAACAGATAAAGTTAATCAAGGTTTAGACTGGGTAAAAGGACAAGAAAAACAACCTAAAGATTTTATTATAAAAGATTCTACTTTAGATGAAGATATAGTTGATTTTTCTGTTGATACAGACACAAATATTGCAGATGAAATAGTTGATAATACATATTCTGATAATAAAGAAAGTAAAAGTTTTTTAGGTAAAACTAAAGATTTGATCGAAGATCAAAGTAGAAAATTATTAGACGATCAAATAGATTTAAAATCGTCTACTAGAAATTCTTATACTTCTGGAGATTTAGGAAATGGAAAAGCTTTTAATTTTATAGCTAATAGAACTCCTGCACAAAGAGCAAGTAATTTAAAATTAGTTAATGAAGGATTTTATTATGGTAACTATGATTATATGGACAGCGTTAAAAATTCTAGTTTTGGTCAAAGTGAATACTATGATTTTTTTAAAGAACTTGAAGATGGTATAATATTAACTGGGAAATAAAAAATGGAACAACTAGATAATAAATATAAAGATTATGAGCTGGAAGGTTTAGAAACTTTAGCAACTAAAGAACAACCTATAGCAGGACAATCTTTAGTTAATAGCCCTGATCAGCAATATCCGTGGGAAAGTCCTCCAGAGTTTACTGAATTACAGCCTGCTATTGAAGCTACTTTTCTTGAGTTAACAGAAGACGAAATGTTTTTTTCTATTATTAATTTACTTAGAAATAATTTATCTGTAGGAGAAGTTACTCAAATTATTCTTTATGATGGATTTACTAAAGGTATGTGGAATCCTGATTTAATGCTTTTATTAGTAGAGCCTGTTATGTATATGGTATTATCGTTAGCAGAAAGAGCAGGTATTCAAGATGTAAAAATATACAAAGAACAAAATGAAGAACCTTCTTCTCAAGAAGAACAAGTTAAAGGTTTAAATAAAGCAATAGAAGCAATGCAAAAAACAGTTGTTCCTAAACTTTCAAAAAAATCTATTCCTGATAATATTTCTAAAAAAATAGAAGAGTTTATTCCTCCTAAAAAACCTAGTTTATTGGAAGCTCCAGAACAAGAAGAAATAGAAAATGTTTCTCAAAAAAACTTATTAGACAAAGGAGTTAGCGCATGAGCAAAATGGATGATTTATATCAAGCTGAAATGAAAAAAGGAAAAAAGAGGAATAGAAATACTCTTATTGCTACTGCGTTAGTAGGTGGGGGAGCAGCTTATATTGGAATTAATAATTTAAAAACTAGACAAAAAACTAAAGATAGAATGAAAGAGTTAAATCTTTCTTTAATTCCTGTAGCCGATCAAAATACAAGATGGATTTCAGAAAAGTATGATTTCTGGGATGCTTGGGATAAAAGAAACAAAGCTTATAATGTTTCGGAAGATGATTGGGAAACAGCATATAGAAAAGACGCAGAAAAAACATTAAAGGCTCATTATAATAGAGACAAAGATGCAGATTATAATCAAGATAGATTTGATAAGCGTTTAAATGAATATGTAGAAGCAGGTCTTCCTTTAGAAAGACAAAAAATGGAGCTATATGCAGATTTAAGAGGTGTTCCTAGAGATTTAACTAAAGAAAAAGCTATAACAAAGTATAGCGCACCTGTAGCAAGATCAATAAAAACAATACAAGATAGAGTTAGTTCTAAAACTAATTTAGGTACAGTATTTTTAGAAAATCAAGGAATTGTTCCTAGTACAAATTTAGAAAGTGTTGACTCAGGAATAGAATATTCTGGTAAAAAAGTTTATTTAAAACTTCCTGAAGGATATGCTGATTATAATGATCGTAAAGTCTTTTTAGAAGGTATAGCAACAAGAACAAGAAAACTAGCTAAAGCAAGAAAAATAGACGAACAGGTATTTGCATTAAGTAATGTAATAGGAAGTTTTAAAGACGTTAAAAAAGGTATGAGTACAGAAACTAAAGGAGATCAAAGTTTTCTTAATATTATATTAAACGCAATGGGAACTGCAGCAGGAACTGCACAAAATGTTTCAGCTACTAACAGTCCTTTAAATGTGAAGCCGAAAGGTAAAAGTGGATATTTTGTTGTAGGAAATAATTCTTATAGTTATAACCAATTAGAAAATGTATTTTGGGCATCTGAGTTTGAAAATAATCCTACGCTTATCAAAAATAATCCAGATGGTTTTGAACCGTTTATACAAAAATGGAGACAACAAGTAATTAACGTAGCAACTGAATTAAGAAAAACAGACTTTGACGAAAATTGGGATGTTGAAAACGATGCTCCATATCGAACTATTGCAAATGCAGATTATATAATTGCTGCAACTCAAAAATTATTAAAACTACACGCAACAAATCCTTTAGATTTAGACGATAGAGATATTCAACTAGGAGTTGATATTGATAACGCTTCTGATCCAACAGATGCATCTGAGATAATAGCTAACAATATTGCAGAGAATAAAGGAGTAGTAGATTTTAATAGCCAAACTAAAGATTTTGATGTTTATAATCCAAAAGATATTATATCTTTTACTAGCCCTATAAATGGAAATACTCGTAATGTAGAATTAGGTGATTTGTATACATACATATTAAAAACTTTAAAGGATGATAGTAATAACATAAACGAACCTAGTGATGCTAAAAAACGACTTGTTGAAATTGAAAATATAAAACAAAGCAATTCAGATCTTTTTAACACTTATACTGGTTTTAGTAATATAATAAATGCTGCTGTAGAAAACTTTAAAAAAGAAAATAAAATATTGTTTACAACTTCAGAAGATACTCAAACTGACACTCAAGCTGATTTATTGTTTAATTTAACTGAAGCAGAAAGAGTTGCTAATCAATCTAGTACTGATGTAGATGATGTCGATGTAAATATTTTTGATATTGCAGACAACAAAACTAGAGAAAAGTTTGTGCCTAGTGAATTAAAAAATTATAATACACAAATAAAAATAGCAAAAAATCTTTCTGACAAGTTAAATGATGAAAATTGGAAAGCTAATAAAAAACCTTCTACTATAAAAAATACAAGAAAACAATTAAAAGAAACTGAATTAATTATAAAAAATATTATTGATGAAGCAGGAACATCTACTTTCTGGGATCCAATTCTTGCTGCTAAAAGCATGTTTACACCTGAAGATGAAAGATTAGAACGTACTACTATACCTAATCTTAAAAAACGATTAGAAAATACAGATTTGTCACAAGCTTTGAGATTAAGGCTTGAAAAACAATTAGAAGACGCAGAGTTAAAATTAATAAATATTAGGTCTTAAAATGAAAAATGTAAATCAAGATGCTCCTTTCGGTAGTTTTACTTTTAAAGACGATGCTTCTTTAAACAACAATAATATTGAAACTTTTAATTTAAATACTAATAATAACGAAGATGCTCCTTTCGGTAGTTTTACTTTTAAAGACGATACAAGCTCAGAAATTCCTGAATGGGTTACAACTTCAGATAAACTAGGATATGGATATGAAGCAGAACCTCATATTTTTTCAAGTTTAGCATCTACAGCAGGTTCTTATTATGAAAGTTATAAAACAGGAGAAGATGTTAAATCAATAGCTCAACGTAAAGAAGAAAAAAGGATGCAAGAAATCTATGAAGAAAATCCTGAGTATGCTATTTTTAAAGATAGAGAAGAAGATGCTACTGTTTTATTAGGAAGAGTAGGCGCAGGTTTTACTGATCCAGTTACTCTATTTATGCCGTGGACTAGAGTTGCTAAAGGAGGAATTGGAGCTACTGCTTTATTTTCAGGAACAGTTGCTGCAGGAGAAACTGCTTTAAGAGACATGACTCTTTACGGAGAAACAAATGCTACTAATACTGCTCTTGCTTTTGGAGTAGGTTCTATTGCAGGAGCAGGTTCTGACGCTATTTCTAGAAAGTTTTTATCTAAGAAAACTCCTGATCCTGTTAAACCTGATGCTAAAACTGCAAAAACACTTGAAGAAATATCAGAAGAAGTAGAACTAGAAAATCCAGATATGATAAATAGTGCAACTTCAAATCTTAAAAGATTAGGAGTATTGTATCGAGAAGAAGAAGAGTTAAATATTTTATTAAAACAAACAACTACAAGAATTGACAAAGCTAGAAAAGCTAGGGCAGAGAAAAAAGCTGCTACTGCTAAAAAAACTAAAACTAAAACTAAAGTAAAAGAAAAACCTTTAGGTAAATCTTCGGCTGTAAAAAAAGTAGAAGAACAAATTAAAGAAAAACGAAAAGAAATTTTAGAGTTAGAAAAAATTAAACTTTCTGAAGATAGAGGAATTATTGGTTTTGCATCTTGGAAAAAAGCTTTAAATAAAGGATTGTTTAGTGATGAAGAATGGACAAGTAAGAATGGATCTAAAGGAAAAAATTTATATCGCGCTTTTGTTCAAGAGCTTGTTAGACCTGTAGCTTATGGAACTGCAGGTGGAATAACAGGAATATATTTAGAAGAAGATTCTCCTCGTAATGTTGAAAGAGAAAACAACATATTAGAATATGCAACAGCAGGTTTTGTAGCAGGGTTTTTTCACAAACGAATAAAAAACTTTAACAGCGATAAGCTTAGTAGAAATGTTTTAAAAGACATGACAAGTATTCTTAAAGAAGAAGAAGTAAACGCATATACACGAACTTTAAGAGAACGAGTAGGGAAACTAATAGCTACTTCTAATACAGGATATTTTGAAGCAGCAAATCCTGTTATGCAGAAGTTTGGTTTAGACATGCTTAGAAGCTTTGGTTCAAAATTAAAAGTAGGTACTGTTAGACAAGAAAGTGTTGAAGAATTAACTGATGCTAATACTGCTCTTTTTACAAATAAATTAAGTGACATTTTAGATTTGTTAAGTCCTGAAGATCTTGCTGCTACAGGTAGACTTATACAAAATAAAGGTATGAAAAAAAAGAGTGAGTATACTTTTTTAAAAGAAGGAGATCTTACTAATACAAAAGCTTTAGAAGCTAGTAATAAATATTTTTTATTACAAGAAGAATTTAAACAGTATATTAAAAATGCAGGAATACTTTTAAAAGAAGAAGAAGTTTATGGGTTAACACAACTGTATCGTAATGTGTCAGCGAAAGGATATAATGTTCCTTCTAATAAGAAAATTTTAACACAAGCTTTTATAAAACAATGGGAAAACAATAGACTTAAACCTAAAGTTAGGGGAGAGTTTATGTGGAAAGGTAAAAAAATAACCAAAAAAACTGTAGATAGTTGGGCTAAAACAAAAGCATCTGCTTATTTAAAAGGAGCTGATGAAATAAAAAGAGCTGAAATTGTAGATTCAAAAATGTTACAAGATGGAGTTCAAAATCCTTTTTCTAAATCTGTAGAAAAAAATCCTCCCTTAATAAAATCTTCTAGGTTTTTAGATACTCAAAGAAAACTATATGATCCAGAAGCAAGAGCAATAGCTAAAGATTTATTTGTTCAAGATCCTATTGAAACAACTTTAAAACTTTACAATGATGTTATTCCTTATGCTGAATTTTCTAGAGTTTTTGGTTCTAGAGGACAAGGTCTTATAGCTGTTAGAAAACAATTAAGAGATTACTATTCTAAATATTTACCAAAAGGTGCTAAAACTTTATCAGAAAATAAAAGTTTAGATGATTTGTACAAAGCAGACTTAAAAGATATAGCAAGAACTATAAATTCTCATTTTAAAGTACTTGATTATAATCCTAATACAGGAGTTGGCGCAAGAAGTCTTGCTTTAAGTTTACAAACTTTGTTAGCTACTACAAAACTTACTAAAGTTGTAGTTCCAAGTATAGGAGACTTAATTCAAGTTATTCAAAATAGTGGTGTACGAGCTGCAGCTAGTTCTGCGTTAAGACAAATTAAAGCAACTTCTGCAGGAGGAGCTGTTTTAGGTAAAAATCAAATTAAACCTTCTAGTAGTTTAGCCCAACAAGCTTTTAAAAATCAAAAAGATTTTGAAGCAATAGGGTTTATTAAACAAAGAAAATACAAAGGAGATTTAGAAAAAGAACTTTATAATACAAACATGACAACTTTACCTGAGTCTGCTTATCAAGAAAAACTAATGAATTATCAACAGAAATTTTTTACTGCAATAGGTCTTTCTAGAGTTACACGTTTTGCAAGAGAGTTTGCTTTTGATGCAGGTGTATATAAAGTTTTTTCTTTAAGTAAAAAGTTAGGTAAAAGAGGAAGTTTTAAGAATCTTTCTTCAAGCGATGTAAGTGCTATTACAAATGCAGGAGGTATGAGTGAAAAAGGAGCGTTGTTTTTAAGTAGATTTAAAACGATAGATGAAGCTTATGGAAATGCTACAGCTAAAAGACTGTTAGATAGAGCAGGTTTAAGAGCAGCAGATAGAGATGCGTTAATACCTCAAATAGGAAACAGAAGATTGTTTGCTCAAAGTGCTAATCCATTATTAAAATTTGCAGGAACTTTTTTATCGTGGGCGCAAGCGAAAGGAACACAAACAAGTGCTTTACTTTCTAGGATTGAAAATAGTGATGGTAAATTGCTTGCAGCAATGATTGCTAGTATGCCTTTGTATGCAGCAGTACGTCAACTTCACGTTGCTTTAAATCCTTCAGAAAAGTATAGAGAAGCTACTCAAATAGATGTAGATTTAAATGTAGATAATCAACTATTAAAGTTTAATAAAGTAAATGATGTTATAAGTGCGTTAAAAGAAGGCTCAGATTCTGCTATCTTTTCAGGTCAAGTTCTTCCGTGGCATGTTGAAAAAGCAGTAAGAATATATGAACAAACTACTAAAGGTTATAATGTTGCACCTCTTGAAAATATTTATCCTGCTTTAGCATTTATAAATGATTCGTTTGAAGTAATTACTAAATCAGAAGGACCTAGAAGTGCAGCAGTAGGTGCAGCAGAATTAACAATTCCTTTTGCTAAAGATGTTACACGCAGAGATATTCCTATAGGTAAAGAATTTTTAGACAGAGATAGATTAGGTTTAACTATTCAAGAAGCTGCAAGAACACAAGATAGAATAAAGAGACCAATGCGAGGTAGAAGAGGTAGACAAGAACTTAAACTAGGAGGTCCTCCAGTTTCTAATGTTAAAGATAATCCAGAAGATAGAAGTAGTAAATATTTAGGAGAATCATTTTTTGAAACAACTAGACCTAGTCTTATATCTATATTAGAAAAACGAAACGAGGTTATAAATGAACAAAGAGAAACTAATAGAAGAGCTTAAACGTGACGAAGGTGTAGAACTACGACCTTACAAATGCTCGGCAGGATTTTTAACGCTGGGTGTGGGTAGAAACATAGAAGAGCGTGGTATCACTATGGATGAGTCTGACTATCTTCTTGCCAACGATATAACAATTTGTGAAGAAGAAGCAACCAGAGTATTCAAATGGTTTGCAGATTTAACAGACGTTAGACAACGAGCTATTATTAATATGATATTTAATTTAGGTTTGACAAAACTTTTAAACTTTAAAAAGTTTTTAGGTGCGATGGAAGAAGGTGACTATGAGACAGCAGGTAAGGAAATGCTTGATAGTCGTTGGGCAAAACAAGTAGGTAACAGGGCAGATAGACTAGAACAAATGATAATCAATGGATGAAGATATTTTGATAATGTATCTTGAAGATGATCTCGACAGAGCTTATCGGATAGACTGTAAACTGCGTTCTAAAACAGATCTTGCTTGGATTAAACGAGAAGAGTTTAGAAAAGTATATGAAGAACTGTTAAATGCGCACTTAAAAGGTGTGCCAGAAATGCCACTAGAACTTGCGATGCAATCAGTAGAAGATATTCTAGGAAATGAAAGCATACGCTTTAACAACGAGGAACTAAAAGAGAAAGAAAATGAAACTAAACTTACTTAAAAATGTGAAAAATATTATAGGTGCTGTAGCTCCTACTATAGGCACAGCTCTAGGTGGACCAATGGGTTCGATGGCTGCAAATATGGTAGCTGATGCTCTTGGTTGTGAACCAACACCTAAGAAAATAGAAGCAGCAGTACAAGCTGCGACACCTGAACAACTTGCAGAACTTAAAAAGATTGACAAAGATTTTGAAGTTAGGATGAAGGAACTAGATGTTGATCTATATGCACTAGAAACTGCAGACATACAAGATGCAAGAGGAAAGTTCTCTAAAGATTGGACATCTCGTATCATGGGTATAGCTGTTGTTGGTGGCTTCATGGGTTATATATTCTTAGTAACACTTCAACCTCCAGAGCAGAACTCAGAAGCATTAATTAACTTAGTACTTGGTTATCTTGGTGGTTTGGCAAGTGCTGTAATCAGCTTCTATTTCGGAGCAAGTAATTCAAAGGATAAAGATAATGACTAATATAAATCATACACCTCAATACAAAGCTTTAAGAGCTGTATACAAAGGTGAAATAGCTAAAGCCGAAGCAAACTTATCGGTATACTTTAAAAATAGTGTAGGTGTCGGAGAACACGCAGACATTGTAGAAGTTATGGATGAACAACTAGATAAACTTGCACAAGCTAAAGATAAATTAGAAGCATTAGAGGATTTAATGTTATGAGAAAAGGCGGATTTAGAAATCAAGCTAGAAGACAAGAAGTTAGAAATAAAGAAAAATTTAATTTTAGAAAGCAACAAATAAAATTAAGAGAAGAGATGAAACAAATCAAAGATTATAAACAAAGGATGTAGCCATGCCACAAGGGAAAGGTACATACGGTTCTAAAGTAGGCAGACCTAGTAAAAGAACTACATATAAGAAAGGTAAGAAAGTTAGTAAAAAGAAAGCTCTTACTGATCGTCAAAAAGAAACATTAAAGAAACACTCGGTACATCATACATCTAAACACATGGCTATGATGCGTAGACTTATGCGTGAAGGCAGTACGTTTACTACCGCACATAAAAAGGCTATGAAAAAAGTAGGTAAATGAAAGAAGCAATAGACTTTATTAATCAAGTAGGATTCCCGATTGCTAGTGCGCTAGGATTGGGTTTCTTTATTTGGAAGCTTATAAATAAAATCATTGACGGTATGGAGAAGAAGATAGATGTTGTTGATGAAAAGGTAGATGCTAGTCTTAATGCTATGGAAGAAAGACTTAGCACTAAACTAGATTCTCAATATGGGATAATAGTAGCTTTAATTGATCGGGTTAGATCTTTAGATAATCAAACCATCAGACAAGATGTTCTTCTTAAAACTTTGTTAGGTATTCCTAACTTAATTGAAATAGATAAAGTGAGTAAAGCAGACCGTGAAGATCAAAGAAAAGATTAAAAATATATCAGCACATACACTTATTAATTTATTGTTTGTATTTAATTTTATTTTTTTGTTTATGTTAATTTTTTTTAGTGACGCATTAAAAGCTGACGAAATACTTTACAAGTTTAAAAGTCCTAGTTTCTCTGGTATAAATACATCAAGTCACTATCTTACTATAGAAAACCAAGAGTCTACAAGAGTTAAAGATATTAAAGAAGAGATAGAAGCATATCAAGATGAGTTAGCTAGAGAAGCAGACAACACTACACTTGCAAGGTTTATAAGAAACCTAGAAAGCAGAATCTATGCACAGCTATCGAGACAAATGGTAGAACAACTGTTCGGAGAGACACCACAAACATCAGGTTCACTTGAGCTAGAGGGAAACACTATTGAATACAAAGTTGAAAATGAGCTTATCACGCTTACGATTACAGATGAAACTGGAGGTACGACTAGCATTACTGTTCCTATCGGTAGTTTTACTTTCTAGTTGTGCGCCTAGATACAGTTCGTTATTAGAAGAAGGTGGTCTTCCTTATATTATTATTGAAAAAGCTTCTGTATTAGATTTACAATCAGAAGAATTAAAGAGCATACCTGCTGCAAAAAGAAAACCAGTTATAGCTATTTATCCTAATAGTTTTAAAGATCAAACAGGACAACGTAGAAGCAACGGACAGTTTGCTTTATTTTCTACAGCTATTACACAAGCACCAGAAGCTTTTCTTATTAGAGCTTTAAAGCACGCAGCTAATGGAAAGTTTTTCCAAGTAGCAGAACGTGTAGGTCTTGACAGTTTAACTAAAGAAAGACAACTTATACGCAGTACAAGGGAATCTTTTGAAGAGGACAACAGCGTCAAACCTCTTTTACTGGCAGGATTACTGGTACAGGGTGCTGTGATTTCAATAGATTCTAATATTAGAAGTGGTGGTATCGGTGCTAGATACTTGGGAATAGGTTCAAGTAAAGAGTACAGAGAAGACTTAATAACTATTTCACTTAGGCTAGTTTCTGTTTCAACAGGAGAAGTATTAGTAGAAGTGTTAGTTAGTAAGAGTGTTATATCAGTAGGACTTTCTCAAGATTTGTTTCGGTTTGTTTCTAATGGAACAGAGCTTGTAGAGATAGAAGGAGGAGCATCAGAAAATGAATCAAGTTCAATAGCTCTTCAACAGGCAATAGAAGAAGGTGTGTTAGAAATAATTAAAACAGGAATAATCAGGGGGTATTGGGAATATGAAGAAACTAATTAGCTTATTGTTACTTATATCATGTAGCGTAATAGCTGATGATAATGAGATCTATGTAGATCAAGTCGGTGCGACAGCTAACATAGATTTAGAACAACTTGGAAGCGGTAACATAATAGGTGGACTATTATCAACACATGGATCTATGACTCCATTTGATCTTGATGGTACTACAATGACGCTAGATGTAAATCAAATAGGTAACAACAACAAGATGCTTGGTGATATAAACTCAGATACCTTTACTGGTATATTTGATTTTGACGGAGATACAAATAGTTTTACTATACAAGTTGATCCTACTAATACTTACTCAGCAGACAATGCAAATGTAAACGTAGATGTTGATGGTAATACAAATACATTTACTCTTGATCTAGCGACTAACAGTTTATCTAGTGGAGCAGACATAGATACTATAGTACAAGGAGATTCAAATACTCTTAATATTGATTTAGATGTAGACTCAGCTACAAACTACATAGATCTTGATGGAGATAGTAACACAGTTAACTATGATGGAGATGGATATGCAGGCGGTTATTTCAAGTTGGAACACGATGGTAACTCAAGGTCGTTTGCGGTGGATCAACAGTCTACTTTGGATAATGATTGGTTGCGCATTGTGTCTGACGGAAACAACGGAACAGTATGCGTTAATCAGGACGATCAAGGCACAGCAGTTGGATGTTGATATAGGAAGTATTACAGAACTAAACGGAAACACCAGAGTAGTAAGAGACAAACCATACGAAAGTTCAATAGACTTTTCTCTTAATGCTATGGATAAACTTGAAACTGCTAAAGGCAGGATGGGTGTTACGTTTAGGGATGAAACTACCATACGTTTAACAGAACACAGTAATGTTATTATTGATGAGTTTGTGTTTGATCCTAATCCAAGTAAGTCTAGTATGGCTCTTAATTTTGTTAAGGGTACTGGTAGATTTATATCCAGTAAAAAGAAACGTATACCTAACGACAACATTACTGTAAGGACACATGCTGCTACTATTGGAATAAGAGGTACAGACTTTACAATAACTGTAAAAGAAACTGGAGAAGCTTTGGTAATACTTTTACCAGACGAGTTCGGTGATGCAAGCGGTGAAATAACAGTTAATACTGCATTAGGTCAAGTTATATTAAATAGACCTTATGAAGCTACAACTGTTTATAACTTTGAGACAGCTCCAACACCAGCAGTAATATTAGATTTAACTTTAGACATGATTGATAATATGTTAATTGTTAATCCACCTCAAAGAGAAGAATCAGAATCAGATGAAGGTAACACAGTAGCAGATAACATACTTGATGTAGACTTGTTAGACTTTAACGAGCTTGACACAGACGAACTAAAAGATAACGAATTAGAATACACAGAGCTAGACATAGATTATCTAGCAGGTAATTTTTTAGAAGATCTTCTTGATGTGATACAAGAGGTTGATGAACTTAGTAAAGCTGAGAAATCTTTATCGGCTGACGGAGTAAAAGGTACAGCAGTAGGATACGATAGTGACACACAGATAAGTACCTTCATAACTGATACGCATTTAAAGTTTCTAAGAGCTATAGAAGATACGTTAGAAATGAAAGTAGATAAAGCAGGATCATACAACATAACAATAGAACAAGAAGGTAAAGTAAATCAGATTACTACAAATGGTGGAAGCAGTTCTACAATAACAATACGTCAAGGAAGTTAAAAAAAAACTTGACAAAGTTTAAATATGACCTTATAATATAAGTATTGGTGTGGCATAATGTGCGCCAATAATAACAATAACACTTGCTTAATAAAAAGGAGTAAATACTATGACTAATAAATTCTTATTAGACCTCACTAAACCTATATTCTCAAACTCATTTATTGGATTCGATGCTTTGTTCAACGACATGTATCGCTTGCAAAATATTGACAGAGGTTCAGGTTATCCCCCTTACAACATGACCAAGAAAGAAAATACTTATGAACTTAAGATGGCAGTTGCAGGTATATCTAAAGAAGACTTAGATGTTGTTCAAGAAAAAAATACATTAACAATTAAAGGTTCTTCAATAGATAAAAATAATGAAAACTATCCTGCTGATTTTCAAACTCTTCACAGAGGTATAGCAAATAGAAACTTTAAAAGAAGTTTCAATCTTGCTGATGATATTGAAATCAAAGATGCTAAACTTAAAGATGGAATGTTGACTATTAAAATGGAACGTATTGTTCCAGAAGAAGACAAACCTGTATCTATAAAGATTAAATAGGTATCATCTATCCTGTAATGCTTGCAGTTCACCTTGTAAGTGATCGTGCAAATTGAAAAGTTTATCTTTGCTTTTCTTTATTACATTACGGATTATCCAAGCCTCGTCAACATGAAACAATCTATCAATATGTTTCTCAGGGAGCATTGAAAGTTCAGTTATTAATTGATTGTCTCTGTTGAGGAGGACTTTAAAACTTATTAAGTTTGCTTCGGTTTTCTTAGGCATTAAATAATCTCACATGTACCTGCACTACACGCAAGCTCTTTAGTATTTTCAGTATTATCTTCTGTTTCATATTCAGTAATCTTTGACCAATCAACTGTGTCAGTAGTTTTCTTTAGCCATTTCCTATACTCATTGTAAGTTATCTCCTGATAGGGAGCTTGCTTGTATGAGTGATCTGAGTATGGAAGAAAAGAGATACCCGATATATCATCAAAGTTTTTATATACCCAAGCACCTACTTCTAACCATTCATCTTCTTTGACTGAGATAGTTACAGAGGGTTTATGTTCACACCACTTATCTTGATAATCTTTCCAGACTTCTAAGTGTTCAGTAGCTGACAAATCTTTTCTAGTCAACGCACCTTTAGGACTTTTCATTGGAAAGTAAAATACCAAAGTATGTTCTGGTTTAGTAAGATCATCTTCATGGTATACTCCTGCATCAACCATCATCTTAGCTAAAGGATCTTTTTTATCTGCTCTTACTGTACGAAGGTAGTATGGGCTATGTCTAGTGTGAATACCAGAAGCACTATCGACCAGTTGGCTAACTGTTCCACTAGGTTTGACACAAGTTATGGCGGCTGATTGGGGAATACCTAGCTTCTTAGCCCATACTTTATTTAAATCAATAGATACATTTTTTAATTTATCTAAATCTATTTTACCATTTATCATATCTTTATTATCCATGATCCCTGTAAGAGATACACCAAGTAAAGATTCTTCTTCTGTATTATGTTTCCACTTACTTGTCAAGTATCTAAAGTTTGTAAGCGTAGCTTGAAACGTACCAAGAACTGTAGCAGCTTTTACTTTAGCTATTAAAGTATCTTCATTATCGTCAGGTCTAACAACAACCTCAGTTAAATTACAGAACTGTTTGTTGCGTAGGATGATTTCACTACATGGATTACATCCGAAATGTTTATACTCTTCTCTTCTTCCGTTCTTAGCAGCTTGTTTCTCTGCTGCTTGACGATTAAAGATACCACGTTCACCACTTTTAGATTCATATAGTGATAACCATTCACGCATAAATGCACCAGTTTCTGCAGCATCTGTGTAAGATACAGAGTTATTAGACAAAGCTCTCTGCTGATTATCTTCCCACCATGCACCTGACTTAGCATTACGCATACGGTTGTCTGAGAGGTTGCTGAGAGAGATTAAAGCACTTCGCCTTACTCCACCTACGACTACCACTTCTGCGACCTTACACATCAAATCATGGCAATCTATGGACACTAGCTTACGCTGTCCTTTTGTAATAGCATCACGGAATATGTTGATAGTAAAATCAAATAACTCTTCAAGCGGAGCAGGACCACTAGCACGACCACCAAATGTTTTAAGTCTAGCACCATAAGGTCTGATGTTAGATACATCCCATGTAGGTATTTGTCCTGCATAAAGCAAGGATAATAATTCTTTATATGCTTTTGCCCACCCAATCTTAGAGTCAGCTACCTTAATAACTGTATCAGTAGGAAACAAATCTTCTGGAAGATCTGGTAATTGATTTATGTATTGACGCTCAACACTAAACCCAACACCAGTACCACACATAAGTATGTATAATGTTTCATCAAAAGCTCTGACATTATCTACAGCTACATAGCTACAGTTAAATCCTGCAACATTATCTTTTTGTAATGCTGTACCTGCTGACATCAATGCTCTCATGCTTGGCATAATGTTTAGATACAGTACAGCTTTCTCTAAGTACTTTCTAGTCTCATCAAACTGTGACTTACTTAAGTTGTGGTTTTCTTTAAGATGTGTTTCAAAGAAATCAAAGTATCGAGAGACTGTTTCGTTCCAAGTTTCTCTACGTTGTTGTTCTTCATTCCATCTAGCATATCTACTAAGATGTATAAACTGTTGATAGTTTGTAGGTAGTCCTACATTATTTTGTTCTGTACTCATATTAAAAATGTCTCTGCGAATTGTGTTGTTAATAATAAAAATATTGTAGAAGATAACATTAAGAATATGATCGGCATCAACGCATCCCATAACTGTACTTCTACTTCTAATGTTCCATCTGTTCCGTTGTTTGCGATTTGTACTATAAGATAAGTAAAGCATATTAAACTTTGTGTTAGAGCTAACCCTGCCATTATAATTGCTGCTCTAATATCTGCAGTCCATATAAAATATGAACCTATTACCATACCGAAAAACGGAATCATATATAATAATCTACTTAGCATTTGTTTTCTCCTCTACCCATAAGTGTATAGCTATTATAGCGTAGTGTATAATCTTTAATAAGTCTCCTTGATTTTTGTAATCTCCAGTAACAGGATCAGGTTTCTTACCATAACGCATAGCATACTTCATAATATTACCCATACAAAAACCATCACCATGTCCTGCATCAATGATCATGTCTGTTGCTTGATACTTTTCATTAGCATAGTGTCTTTCGTATGTTTTATCTACATATCTTTTTATTTGTTTTATTGTATTATCTTCGTTGAATTTATAATCAACCATTATTTTAACTCCTCTGGTAAAGTTTCTTCTGAGTACCATGTAAAACCATTAGACTCAGCCCATTCAGCGTGTGTTCTTTTTGTTCCATCTTTTCTTTTCTTTGCGGCAGGCATAGGTGCGTAAGGTTTTTGAAAGACGAACACAAGTTCCATTGTTTTCGGTAAAGACTTTCTAATCCAAACATACTTACTATACTCTGCATGATCCCAGAACCTACCTTTAGCTTCGATAATAATTTTATCTTTTGTAAAGTCTGGTTCATATTTCTTTTCAATAATGTAATCAATCATTTTACCATGATGATTCCAATTACTTAATATACCTTTATGTAAATCATACTCCCACTTACTATCATAACCTTTAGGTAATCCTTTTTCTTTTGGTCGTATCTTTCTAGGTTTTCTTCTAGCCATTCAAATCTTCCAAAGTAAAATCAGGATTACGTTTTAACTTTTTATATATCCATCTTAACGAATAAGCACTAAGCATTATCTTTCTGTTAGCATAGAAGTGTGTTTGATCTGATAGAAAGTTTTGTAAAGTTTTTCTATTTATCTTAGAAGTATCTTCTCCTTCTGGAACAACAGATCGTAACCAATCTATGAGTAGATCTTTACCACGACTTCTTAATGCTTTTGCTTTTCTTCCGTTCATCTAGTTACTTCCAAAACTTTAGGTGTCTTTACAACCTGAGTTAAATAATTAAATCCTTTTGCATACTTAAATACTCTTAGTCCTTTACCTTCGTTAGAATCTTTGTGACATTCAAACTTATGTCTACAATAAACACAACCTCTAGGAAGTTTCATATTTCCTGATGCTCCATCTGGTATAGGATTATAACATAAATCAGGCGGTGTGTCCACTTTTACCATCTTTTTAACTGATTTTATTTTCTTTTTTATGTCTGGTTTATCGAAAGAATCAGGTCTATATAATGCTATTTCACCTGACTCTTTGTTCATTGCCAAGAAACCCCCTTTGTTTGTACCCATAGAAGCCTCGTAAGCAGCCAACTGAGGGAGATAACCGAAAACATCATCTTCGGCTAGGGTTTTATCTTTAAACTTCTTAAACGCGAAACCAGAAGCTGTCTTGATGTCTACTACTTCACCATCAATTATACAATCCATGTGTCCTTTTATACCTTGAAGAGATACTTCCTTCTGTTCTCCTGTAACTTTATGTTTAGCAAGTTTAATTAACATCAGTAACACTTCTTCAAGTAGGTGTCCATATAAAAACTTAATGAACACAGATGGTTTTATCTTTTCAGTTTCTTTGTTTTCAGACTTCATTTCAAACCATAGCTGTCGAGTAGGTTTACCTATGTTAGACATACGAAGTGTTGCTGTATCTCTAGGTCTAGGGTTAGCCCAATGATGTAAAACTTTTTTCATTGACTCGCCAAACTCGTCTATAGTTTTATCGTCAAGGTCTAAAGGTTTACCATCCGATAAAGCAGATAGCTTGTCGTATATATCTTCAACAAGTGTGTCTAGTTTTTTCTTCTTAGCCATTAACTATTCCTTTTTCTTGGTATAAATTTTTATAAAATTTTCCAACCTTTAATATCTGATCTGGTGTTGCTTGGTTCTTAATTGAGTTTGCCATAAGAGATACAATAATAACATTGTCTTTAGTATATCCTTTATCAGGAACAATTCTATCTAACGAAGGAGAGTTTTCCCAATTATTTTTATTTTTTCCTTTTCCCCATTTTTGATTATGTTTATTTAATTCAAATTTAATTCCCAGTATTGGACAACTATCTGATATAATATCACGAAGGTCTTGTGTAGTCAAATCAAAAGGTATTTTATTTTGTTTTGCTCTATCTCTAGCACCGCTTCTCATATCTTGAAGGTGTTGAGAATCCCCAACTGTTTTATTACGTCTTGCTTTTGTTTTAACATTTTCTTTTTTCTTATTGTGACAGGTGTTGCACAGATACATAGTTTTATTATAATTATAAGAATAACAATTACCTTTTGAAGAACCAACTTCTTTTATTTCAAGAGGAACAGAACAAACAATACAGATTTTTTGTTCGTTTCCAAAATTTATTTGTCGTTTCATATCGCTTGTATGATTTGTTTAGCTTCTGATATAGAAACTTTAAACCATTCTCCATTGTTATCTTTGCAAATATTTTTTATTTTCTTATGTGCTTGTTGTTCAGCACTTCGTCTATCGTCAAAATATTTCTTAAACTTTAATGTATAATCTCTAAAAGGACTAGAGGTTTGATACTGTTTACACCTGTCCTCTGCATCGATAGCCATACCAACTTTAACCCAACCTTTCCAAGCTTTGTTTTCTATAATGTAGACTTCTCCGCGCTTAGTCTTTTTATAATTTGTAAGCGAACTAAATGCTGCATCTTCAAAAGATTTATAGTTTCCTGCTTTATAAAGAGGATGTGATTGTTTAATGTATTTACCATTAACAAACATTCTTTTTTCGTTTTTCTTTACATGAGAAGATACTCTTCTTCTACCATCTTTTTGACCATAGTACCACCATTCACCATCTTCTAGTACTGCGTTTTTAACTCTAATGTGTTTCACTCCAGTTTCCTCCTGTGTCATATTCACCATCCAAAGGACAGCGTAGTTTAAATACTTCCCCTGCTTCTATAATAGAACTGACTCCAATATCGCCAATAGTTTTAGAGTGTTCTTTAGGTACTTCTAACTGCCATTCATCATGTATGTTAGCTACAAACTTATGCTCTAGTCCTGCTTCTCTTAACTTACTGTCAAAGATAACTAAAGCTTTCTTCATAATGATAGCTCCTGCTCCCTGTAATAAAGTATTCAAAGCAGCATGTGCGTTACGAATGAATAACTTTCTACCATCTATTCCTTTCAAGTGACCTTTTGCTGACGCTCTTGTAACTCTATCTCTAAGAGATTTAAATGATGGTTTATTATCAAAGAACAATTGTCTAGCTCTAGAACCATCTCCTTTATTTCCTCCAACCACGCTTCCAAGTTTTTCATCTCCTGCTCCGTACATGAGGGCATAGATGAACGTCTTTGCCTTATCTCTTGATTCAAGTCTAGCAAGTTTTTGATTTGCTGTGTGTATATCTCCGTTGAGAATTTCATTTGTATAGTCCTCGTCATTCATATAGTGTGCTAACATTCTTATTTCTAAACCAGATGCGTCAATACCTAACAACACATTACCTTCATCTACTGTCCAACAAGCACGACATTCCTTACCATAAGGTTGTCTTACGCTCGGAATCTGCGCTGTGTTTGGACTTCGATGCGTCATTCTACCTGTGATAGCTCCGTTAGGTATAACAAACCCATGTATTCTATCATCATCTTCGACAGCTTTAACCCACGAATCAATCTGTGCTATGCGTTTCTGTAGTAAAAGAAACTCTGCAATCAGACTAGCTTCGTGTATGTGTGTAACTTGTGATAAAGTTTTCTCATCTACAATAGGTTGACCAGTAGGTGTAAATCTATCTGGCTTCCATCCAAAGTCAATCAAGTATTCTCCAATCTGTTTACGACTGCCGAGATTAAAGTCAACTAACTTCTTACGCATGAACGGCTCAGCAGAAGAGTTAGGATGTAGTGTATCTTGATATACTTGTTTGTACTCTTCATCAGTAAGACCACGCTTGGATAAAGTTCCATCTTTCTTTACATAAGGTGTGACTAACTTATCATCTACCAACTTAGGTTTGAAAGTATTATGTACTTCATCTTCTATCTCTTGTTTTCTTTCTCTAAGTTTTGCCAGTAGAAGTTCAGCAGAATAACTATCGAACTTAAATCCATTTTCTTCTTGCTCTTTCATTAGTCTTGCAACATCATGTTCTAGCTTTATACTATCTTTAGAAAAGCCTTTAGCTTCAAACCTCAAGTTCTTGAATACCATAGTGTTTAGCTGTACATCTTTGACACAATACTTCATCATATCTGGTGAGTAGTTTAGATAATCTTCAAAGTCTATCTTAGGAAATCTTAACTTATAACCCCAAGCTTCTAAACTATGACCACCTTCTCTGACAGGATTGAAAAGTCTTGACAAGACAAGAGTATCTAATACTTCTATGTGTGATAGGTCAACTCCTGTTAGTTTTCTAATTACAGGAATATCAAAACCAACTATGTTGTGTCCTATCAATCTATCAGCACTAAGCAAAAGTTTACATCCTTCGTCAATCTGATCAGGATCAAATTTAAATATCTCTCCTGTATCAGGATTCTGACAAACGATACACCATATCTTAGTTGCTTTTAGATCATCTGTTTCTATATCAAATACTAAATCCATATTAAAATCCTTCGCTGTTATCGGTGACTTCTATATCATCATTAGAAAGCTCAGACAATCTTCCAGTTTCATTATCATAAAGCAGGTGTGAAGCTAGTCCAACATCTCCTGTGTACCGAGACTTTAACACACGAACCTTTGTTGTCTGTGACTCTTGATAATCGTCTGACTGTTGGTTACGTTCCAAAGCTAAGACACAATCAGATAGCTGTGCAATACTCTGGCTACCTCTAAGGTGAGATAGGTTTACTTCGATACCATTCTCATGTCCTTTGTTACCATCAATCCTACGCAAGTGTGATACAAGAATAAGACCTGCACCTGTTTCTTCTACTATAGATCTAAGCTTAGTCATAATAGAATCAATGGTGCGTCTTTCATCTCCTTCTGTTGACGCGCTGACAAGCATGTGCAAGTGATCTACCACCACCCATTTACAACCACATCCTACAATCATAAACCTTATCTTAGAAAAGATTTCGTCTAGCTCGTTAGCTCCAAAGTGGGCATGAACCCACACACGATTCTTGTTTTCTCCATCATAGAGTATGTCAAATAGCTTATCTAATTCTTCTTTAGAATATCTTTCTCTTACCTGATCTATATACAATCTAGAGTTAGATTCTATAGAAAGAATACCATCAATAGTTCTTCTCCAATCTTCTTCAAGAGCAATGATACCTACGTTATCAGTTGTTTGTTTAATCAACCAATGCTCTATCTCTCTTGTAACGCTAGATTTACCTAGCCCTGTACCCCCTGTAAGAGTTATGAGTTCTCCTTGTCTCATGCCATACAGCTTCTTATTAAGCCCTTCGTATGGATAGGGTACACTTTCTTTCTTCTCTCTGTTGTGGAACTTCTCTCTCTGCTCTGACACATTGATAACTCCAGACGGAGTATAAGTCTTAGCAGACCACCATGCTTCTGTAAATTCCTTATGCTTGTTCTGTCTAAGCATATCATTAGGATCTTTACAACCTGTAGGCAACGTCATAATCCTTGCCTTACTAGGTTTGAAAAGTCTTGCTACTTTTATACTGGCATCCTTACCTGCTTTGTCATTATCAAATGCAATGATTACATTTTCAAAATCGTCAAAGAACTCAAGACTTTCTTTGATGTCACGAACTGCACCTTGCGCACCTCGCTTAATCGAAACGACTGCCCACTTGCTACCAAGTAGTTCGTAGGCTGCCATTGCGTCACATTCTCCTTCTGTGATCGTTACATACTTACCGCTTTTAAATAACTGTTGTCCAAATAAACCTGTGTCGTTGTACGAACCTTGTAAAAAGAATCCTTTATCATGTACGTTACGACACTTGGTAGCAGACAACTCATGTCCGTTATAGTATGGATAGAAATGCTTAACTACTTTGCCTTGTATGTCGTGTGATACTTTCACACCATATTTTTTTGCAGTCTCTAGTTTTATCTTTCTATCTGCTAACGCTGAGTAACTTCCTGCTATATCGTTTACTTGTTGACTTACTGGTTTTGCTGTTACTGCTTCCATATCCTTTCCTTTACACGCATCATCATAGTTCTTAATGAACTCACCACAGCTAAAACACTTAGCTGACCTGTCTTTGTTTATGCCAACAGCATCGCTACTGTTACAGTTTTCTAAAGGACAAGGTTGGTGAACAGCTTCCCATTCTTTATCTTCAAACTCTGCCCTCATACCTTTCTCCTTTTAGTTTTCTGATTTAGTTACAACTTCTTCTTCTTCGACTTCCGTTTCGCTTTGTTCTCCTTCTTGATTAATTATATCTACAATCTTATTGGTAAAGAAATTTAAACTTGCCTGAACTTCTTCAATGTCCAGAGTAAGATTAACTTTCTTTTGATTTAATCTTTGAATCCTTCCAAAGACACCCTGCGCTTCTTCTGGTAAATCTTCTACCGAAATCTGCACACCATCAATAGTGATGTATGGTTTCTGTACTTCTTCATCTGTCATAATTAAAACTCCTCGTTGTCAGAATCACCACCATCATAGTCGACAAGCTCATTAACTTTAACAGCAATCAACTCAGCGAATGTTCCATAAGGACTAGTGTAAGGTCTAATCTTAACTGTTACATTAGAACCATTACCAATCAAACAATCCAAAGGATTACCATCTGCATCAATAAGTTTAGGTGCTTTGTTTGGCTCACCTGTTTTCTTATTCACCGCAGTCTTACTGAACATGAAAGCAGGTTCATCATACTTAGTGTTACCTGCTCTGTCTTTTGATTGATTAAGACCTGCTCCTTCTAACTCTGTCGCTGTGTCTTGGTCAGTCAATACAGTAATCATGTATTTGTGTGGTTCAAAACGTGTGTTAGGAACTGACACGTTAGCCCACATTGCTTTACCTGTTGCGTACATCATTTTTATTTACCTCTTAGTTACTATAAAAATTAGGTCTGGTTTTTTCTTATCGTAAGCAACCAGATAACTTACTCGCTTTATCAGCGAACAAACAAGATAAAAGGAAGGTGATACATGAGGGCAAATATATCTTGTTTGTGATTTGTATCTGTGTATTATACACTATTTCTTTTCTCATGTCCAGTCCTTTTTAAATTATTTTTCAATCGACTCAGCTATTGTTTCGTAAGTAAAAGATTCAAAGTTGTTTAAGTCTAACACACCTTGCTCATACTTATCGCTGATAATATCTTCTGCACTTTCTCCGCTATCTGCTTCGATAGTGAACTTATATTTTTTATTCTCGAACAAACAAACTTTATATTCGTTAGTATTCTTTTTATCTCTAACTCCTTTCAAGCTTGTAAAGTTTATAACATTATCTTTATTATTATTAATCATTATCTTTATCTTCCTTTATAATACTTATAAGATTATACCACAGATAGAATTTATTTTCAACTACTAAAATCTAATTCATCTATATTTTCTTTTAGATGTTCGACATTATCAACTGTCATTTTATCTTTGTTAGGTGTATAAGCGTCAATGAACAGTCCAAAGTTTTCACTATCTAAACGTTCATCAAAGTCTTTAAGTATCCCTTCTAAGTTTTTAATATCCATAGTGTTTCCTTTACTATTATCCTACCCAAAAAGATATATCAGCACTATCATCAAACTGAATCCACTTCTTTTCGTATGTAGTTTTATCCCAATCTACTTCACGAAAACCATTCTTATCCTTAACTTCTTTTCCGTTCTTGTGTTTCTTGTAAGCAAGGATTCGTTTTCTGTACTCAATACTAGGATAATCATGTGGACTTATATCTTCCAAGTCTATATCCATACCTAGTTTCTCTTTAACAAGAAGCTGTATTGCTTCCTGTATCTCGTAGTAATCAAATGTTAATTGCATTATTTAAACTCCTTCGCTATCTTCTTAATGATAGCATCAATGTTTTCTACTGCATCTTTAGGTAACAAAGATATAGCAAGACTGTTAGCTATCTTTTCTTTTAGTCTCCATTCACATATACCTGTCTGAGTAGACAATACTCCGCTCCATCTGTCGTACTTTAATTCAAAGTCACGAACTGAGTTGTAATGTTCCACTCCTCTATGAACTTTAGTAGACAATTCATCTCTTTGTTCTTTTAAGATTTCTATCTGCTTGTCAAAAGACTTAACCTCGTTAGCTGTTGACAGCAAATCTTTGTACTCTTTACATTTCTTAACTGCGTCAAATGCTCTAGTTGTTTTATCTTTGGTTACTTTATCAAAGATACTTTCAACGATTGCATCTTGTTCAAACTTTCTTATTTGTGTAGCCATGTTACTTTCCTCTTTGTTGTTTAAAAAATAAGGGAACAATGTGCATAAATAGGTGCTACCTATTTTAGACTATTTGATTACACACGCTAGTCGTCAATAATTTTGGTGAAACCCTTTTCAAAATGTAGTTTTCTAGTTCCGAAGTAACTACCAACTCCTCCAACAGCAACATAACTATCGGTTTTTATAGTGCCTGTCAACACTAGCATGTGCGCTTTTATAGTCGTCTAACAACCCATGCATTACATTGTTAGGGAGACTTTTGTGTTACGACTTAGGTATAAAGCACAAGTACTGTCTACCAAAGTTAAACACTCGACCTCTACCTGTAAGGTATGTTCCGAACTTGCTCAGTGTTTTTCTTGGTGGATTAACAGCAACTCTGAACTTCCATCCCATCACATTAACGTGATAGAACTTCTTGTCATAAGTCTTACTATCTCTAAACAATCTTAACATTTTGTATCTCCTTCTATAGTTTGTAGTTTCATAGGCAACTACAATTAGCCTTCATAAACTAGTGTAATGTTTCTTTATCACTCTCTAACATATCTATTGCTTCTTGCTCTGCTTCTGCAAGACCTGCTATCAATCCTCCTGTTTCCTCTGCAGATAGAGGGTTCAACAATCTCGATATTAATATACAAACTATCTGCTTGATTGTTGCTTCATCACAGGTTGTCTCTATATCTTTAACATGATCTATAATCTTTTTAACTTCCTTATATTTGCTCATTCCTACGCTCCATTTGATATATTCTCCAATCTCTTAAAGCAAGTTCGATTGCTTTCTCTTTAGAGCTTACAAAGTACCAGTCTTTAAATCCTCTAGGAAATTTTAATCCTTTTACCTTTACAATAAAAGCTCTCGGAACTCCGTTATCTTTTGCTGTCTTTGAAATTTTAATTTTCATCAATAAATACTCCATCAGCATTATAACTCCAACTCCCTGCAGGAGTACATACTTCTACAGTAGGTTTAGTTGTACCTTTGTATCTTGTTTCATAATACTTAGTCTTTATAAATATCTTGTACTCATCATAGTATTCTTTAGCTGAATTAAATAAAGGTTGACCATGCTCATTTCTTTCATGGCAGTTAGCCATGTATAAATCAGAAACAAACTTGTCAAAGTCTTCACTCGATTCTCTAATATCTAGCTCCATCTTCTTATAGTCTTCTAATAATTCTTTGTCACTCATAGTTATTTCTCCCATTTATGATTTAAGATTACATCAATAGACTCGTTTTGTCTAACAATTAATTTATCTGTGTCAAACCAAACAGTCATATCCCTTGTATCTTTGTCCATAGTTATCTTATCTACCACTCTTCCGTCTACCTCTTGTCCTGCTTTTAACTCTAACATTTTATATCTCCTTCCAAGTTAAATTAAAATCTCTGTACATATAGAACAGGTGTTTCTTTTCTCCATCTACATCAACATCTGCAGTAAACTGTACGCTCAACAAACTCTTTACCTCTGCAGTATACCATGTCTTATCATCATCAATCAACAGCACTAATACTTTCTTGCCTTTAGGTTTCTTCACGTTCTATCTCCTCCTCTTTCTAAAAATAAGATACCTCTACTTTTTGAACATCAAAGTCTTCAGCATCATCAATGCTTATGCCTTGCTGTTGCCTTCCTTCGTTGTAGTCTTTCAACCAAGCATCAAAGTTATTTGTTACACCTTCAAAATGTAGTTCACCTGCTACATCTATGTAATGTATTGCATATAAAGTTTTATTTTCATCTTTCTTCATCAGTTACTCCAAGCTTTTGAAGCTAACATCTCTGTATAACGTATCTCTTTATATACTCTAATACAAGACATACTTTCTAAATAAAACTTTCTTTGTTGCCAATCAATAACTCCAGAAGGCATAGTAGCAACAGCACACAGCCCTGTAATTAATACGGAATCATCATCTTCTTCATACTCTATCTTGAAAGGTTTAACTTTTCTATCTGTTGTTTCTTTTCCATTTCTATCTTCATAGTTAAACATTAACTCAGCGTTATCATCTGTGAAAGTAAAGAACACTTTCAGTAAATCACTTTTGTTCATATCTATCTCCTATATATCCATAAAGTTATACCCAACATAACACACATTCCAAATGCAATATACCCTATTGTCATTTGCAACTGTGCCTCTGCTATCAAGGTGTTCAAATATATTTCTTCTTCAATCATACCTATCTCCTTAGTCTAAGTGGTTAGTTAATATTGTTAACGCATCTGGCTCATGTTTCCTAAACCAATCATAACCCTTAAGCATTTTATCGTAATCTCTAAAAAGTTCAGCACCCATGATGGTATTATAAACTGCGACAGCATCAGAAGGTATCGTTACCTTTTCACCAGTAAATCTATTGGCTACTTCTTGAGGTTTATAACCTACTTTACAATTAAAAGGTAGTTTTCTCGTTGTCATTTTATTTTCTCCTTAGTCTATTAGTGACATTGCAATATCATCTTTAGCTTGTGGCTCGTCTATAAGCCCTCTCCAATGATAAGGTACAGAGCTTGTGTATTCTTCTATCGTTATAAACTTTGCACTCTCAAACTCTGCATCCTCGTCAAACTTTCCCATCTGTACATCATCAATAGCAATCTCTTTTGCATGGTCTTCTGACTCTGCAACTACAGATACAACTACTTCAAATGTTACTTCATATACTCTCTCCATCTTGTTCTCCTTGTTGTTCTTCCTCTTCTTGTTGCTGTTTCTGTACACATTCATCTATGTATGATTGATCTGCATCAATACCCTTCCACCAAGATTCAAACTCGTCAGGGTGTACAATCTTTACTGCGTCTATAAATTTCATAGTCTGTTATACTCCTTTTCCCATTTATCCATTAGTTTATCTATATTAATGTAATCACTACTCATTAAAGTATGATCGCTTATTCTTTCTACATGGTCGTTTACTCCTATCCAAAGTATCCAACCATCAAACTCTTTCTTTCTATCGTATATATTTATGTAACACATATCTAGGTTATCAACACCTATATATTTATCTCCGTCTTTCTGATTACACACCAAAGATATATCATCGGTTATCTCTTGATACTCTTCACCTTCTACTTCAATAGAATAAAATCCACCTTCATCTACTACCTCTTGTACTATCATTTTTGCTAATGGTTCTAACATACTGCCCTCCTGTTATGGTTTGTCAGATAAGTATAGTGTACCTCAGACACATGGAATCCGTCAACCCACTTATCTGATTTAAGAGCTAACGATTCACACCATGCGTTCCAAAGTTCTTCTGTTCCGTAGTCGTGGCACATTTTAATATAGTTCTCTATCTTCTTCTCATTTGCTTTGATACCTTTCTCTGTCTTTAACTTCTTGTTATAGGTCAGCATCTTCTCATCAATCTTATATGCCTTGATGTTATGTACATCCATACAACCTACAAGACCACAGGTAAGTTGACACACAAACCCTGCCTTTACTAATCCAAGCCCTTCGATACGCAAGAATACTTTCATCAGACTCTTAGCTTTGTCCTCGTCATTATGATTACTGCACATCACAGCTTTCATCATTGCGTATATCTTATGCTTGTGCGTCATAATATATTTGTACGCTGTCGCTTTCATACCCCACAGAAACTTGCTGTTCTCTTTGTTCAGTCTTACATCTTGTAACTGATCGCCTACTCCTAGCCAGTTCTGCTGTATGCTAAGTGACACCATCATTACTACGTCTGCAAAGTTGTCAGCGTTTCGTTGTGCATACGCTTGGCACTTTACTGCATGGTTCTTATACATACATCACTCCTATTTTTAAACTAGTTATCAATAACTACTTTACCTTCACAATTAAATCATCTTTCATAGTTATCTCTGCAAAGAACTCTCTACCACCACCTAAAAGATGTGGTCTTCTAACACCTACAAAGACACCATTTGATTTATACTCTGGCTCACCACCATAATATAAATAATTCCAAGATGTTTCCTGATACTGTAAAGGTTTCCCAATACATTCTTTCAACTGTTTCTTACTATCATACCCTGTTAATAACATCATACATTACTCCTCTCTATTAAAATTCTCAAGTTTTACTTTGTATAAAATACCTTCAATATTAACTGTCACTATCTTACCTGTTCCGTTACATTCGTCACATTCAGAGTCACTACCATAGTAAAAAGGAGTATATAATATACCTCCTCCTTCACAGTTATCACACTCTTTTGCTTTAAGTCCAACATCATCTTCAACACTAGACATACATCACCTCTCTTGTGTTTATATCTCACCCCAACCTGCACTACGCAACCATGCGTTGTCTGCATCTAGGTTTTCTTCTATCTCTTTTATCTCTCTCATCTTATCAGAATTGTTTCTACATTCATCACAGATTGCACGACTACCATCATACTTAGTATTACCACACTTGGTAGATACCTGCCTATAATGATAGGTAGTTGGTATCGAATACTCTTCTTTATTATTACAACTCATACATCACCTCTCTATAATAAATTTAACTGCCTCTTGTCTTGATACTGCTCTGTTCTTAGACAAGGATAATAATACTATATGTTCTCTGAACAAATCAAGTATCGCTTGATGTTCCTTCCCATTCCAGAATTGTTTCTCTGGATACTTGTCTTGAAACCAAATTACAAAGTCCATTGTTGCGCCTATATCTTCATGGCTTTCACCATAGTCGCGTGCAATTTTCTTATCTTCTTCTTCTTCGGTCATAACATAACCCTCTCTCTCATTAAAAATTCTGGGTAGTTTTGTATTAAGCAGATAACTACCAACTGCTGTTGTTTAAATAGAAACCTATGCCACTTCCTGATGGTGAAACCTAAATCGGTGTTCGGTCTGTCCATTAATCACTTGCACTCTGAAGTCCTCTATTTAAACTGATAGTTTGTACTCCTTTATCACTAAACTATCAAACTGTGTGTTGGTTTAGGTATCCAACAACCTCTCCTTTTCAAATACTCACATGAGATACAGCAACGATTACAACTACAACCCATGTGCTAATTAAATAAATTATAAAATCATAAGGTGTCATTTCTTTTTCCTCTCCGTTTCCAATCTTGTAACGCTTTTAAATTCTCACTATCTAAAGGATAACGATTTACTCTTACTTTAATTTTACGCTTTACTGACTGCTTTTCTCGCGTCACTCCGTTCTTACTTTTCTTAATATGCATTCGTGTATTACTCAGCCCTTGAAAAGTATTACGAACTGCACCGAATGTTTCCATATACTCTGCAAATTTCATACGCACCTCTCATATTAAAAGAATTTTGAAACATAAAATCCAATACAAAAACCTAACACAAATAAACTTAAGTATTTGTAAGCTCGTAATTCTGATTCTAAATTTTTCTGTCTGCGTCTTGTCATATTTTCCTCTCTTTTCAAAGTAGTTATTAATAACTAGTTTCATTTAGTGCTTGCGCACATACCATTATAGTCTCATATCTAGGGTAAGAAGTCAATGATATAAAATTTTATTTCCTCTCATTTCTCGACTTCTCATTCCTAAATAAAAAAATATAAAAAATAAAAAAAGCACACGCAAAATTGGGGGAGTTTTTGCGCGTGCTTTATAAGCTGTAGATTAATTCATATAAGACCTGCGGAGCTTATTACATTAAGCTACTTTAGTAGTAGCTGATTTTTTAGTGCTTACTTTTGTCGCTTTAACTTCAGTAGTTCGCAACGCAATCATTGCTCTACGAATTACTGACGTTGCCTTTTCGCAATCAGCCTTATTGCCTGCGTTACGAATTGTTTTCACGTTTTTAGTGAAGTCCTTAGTTACTTCATCAAGCTCCTCGACAAATGCCTCAATAACCTTCGCAAGCTCGATACTCTCATTGAGCTTTTTAACGGAATCGAATTCCCTACAATCAATATCCCAATCTCGCGCCCTCTTCGCTGAAGAGAATGCCTTTTTATAGACTGAGGCTATTGCGGTGCGTTTATCGGATCGCGCTGACACAATTTCATCGTCGCTCGATATCTTCGCCCTGCCTGCCATGTATCTTTGCTTATCAAGAGGGTTGTTGATATCCATATGAATTTGCATATCGCACAATTTCACAATCGCTGATTCAATGCTTGTGATGCCTTTCAAAGAATAGATTGAATTCAAAAGCGCTAGCGCCATATCTTCAATTTTTCCTTTCGCATTTTTGATAGTAACTTCGCCACGCGCATACTCACATATTTTTGTGGCTATTTGTTTTGCTTCCTTTTCAAATTGAGTTTTATTCATTTTGATTTTTCCTTTGCCCTGTGGACATTGAGAAGCTCCGCAAATCTTATATCAATTAATCAATTGAGCCGTCTAAACTCAATGCTTGATACATACCTGCCCTGCTATGCTTCGATACTTTGGTTGCAATCCTTGCGGTTTTTAATTCGCTATCTAACGAAAATGCGGTCAACTTCCCCGACTTATTGAAATTGTCTCATAAATAGATATGTACATCAAGAAAATATTTTTTTATTTTTTAGCGTTGGCAAAGTAGTTATCAATAACTAGTTTTATTTCATTGTTATTTTGAAAATCGTTAACTTGATTTTGACAATCTCTATCACTTGTCCACGCTATGCCAGTATTAGCAAGCCTTGCAGAGTCTTTGAAAATTGTAGAGTCTGAAAGTGGCTGTAACTATTGTAAAAATTAGAGAGATTGTGACAAGGGTAGGCAGGTCGGCATGGGGGTAGGGTGGGCTATAATATAAAATACATACATTTCACAAACTTTTCAAGTGTCAACCAGTTGCGCGTGAACATAAAAAAAGCAATATAATAATTGACTATTATACTGCTATATTCGACAAGCGTTATCCGCGCTATAAGACCTATTTATTTGTCAGGTCTGTTAGGTGTTGCAACCCTCTGGGCATAGTTTTATTATACAGTTTATTTTCACATTTGTCAAGTCCTAAATAAAAAATAAATAACTTGACAAACTGTAAAAGTAACCCTATAATAGAAGTTATTATGAATTTAATACCCGAAAAGAAAAACAATCGTAATCTTACTGAGAAACAAAAATCATTTCTAGATAATCTAGTCGCTACCGAAGGCGATTTTAAAAAGTCAGCAGAACTTGCAGGGTACTCAGGCAATCACTATCAAGTACTAAAATCATTAAAAGAAGAAGTAGTCGATTTGGCTTCAGATGTACTTGCTCGTTCAGCACCTAAAGCAGCGTTTAAATTAGTAGAAATGATAGACAGCAACAAACCAATCCCTCAAGCAAGTCAAAAGTTAAATGCAGCACAGACGATTCTTGATAGAGTAGGTGTTGCTAAGACAGACCGCGTACAAGTAGATCATAATGTACAAGGGGGAATCTTTATATTACCTGAGAAACAGACAGTAGTAATAGAAGATGCAGACTTTAGTAATATAACAGAGGAGGAAGATTGATTATGGATGCTATAATTATACTTGGTTTCATCGCTATAGTTGCAGTTGTTTTTGTTAAAAGAAAAAAACCTGAACTATATGAAAAACTCAAATCAAAACTAAAACTAAAATAACATGGAAAACGGATATATCAAACGTGCTAGTTCAACTATTCCTTTTGGTTATGAAATAGATCTTGAATCAAGATACTTAAAACCTATACCAGAACAAATAGATGCTCTTGAAATAGTTGAGAAGATGATCATTGATGATGAAATATCTCTTCAAGAAGCAGTAGATTGGTTAGAATATAAGACTGATCGAAGTATGTCTAGAGCAGGACTTAAAAAACACATAGATAAAAAGTATGGAAAAAGAAGCGAAAGATTGGGAACTGAATCCAGATCGTTACTTGCAAGATGATGAAGGTAACTTTGTTCGTAAGAAAGATGGTACACCACGTTTAAAAGCAGGTAGACCTAAAGGATCAGGTGGAAGTTACAATATTTCCAGTAGTCAAAAAGCTAAATACGCTGTACATCGTAAAATAGCTCGTAAGAAAAAAAATATAAAAAAACTAGAACAGAAGCTTAACAACGCTAGAAAGTCTTACAAAGCCACAACCAATACAATAAATAAGCTTTCCGATAAGACGGATCACGTTGTTACGTCTTCAGAACTAGAAGAACTGCCTAAAGCTGTACAAGAAATAATACCTGAACAAAATGTATTATTCCATCCTAATGAAGGTCCACAGACTGATTTCCTCGCTGCAGGCGAGAAGGATGTGCTTTATGGTGGTGCTGCTGGTGGTGGTAAATCATACGCAATGTTGATTGATCCACTACGGTACGCACATAAGAAAGCTCATCGCGCATTAATTCTTAGACGTTCTATGCCAGAACTGCGCGAGATGATTGACAAATCCAGAGAACTATATCCTCTTGCATTTAAAGGAGCTAAGTTTCGTGAAGTTGAAAAGCTTTGGAACTTTCCAAGTGGTGCAAAGGTAGAGTTCGGCTTCCTTGAAAGAGATGCAGATGTATATCGTTATCAAGGTCAAGCATATAGTTGGATTGGTTTTGATGAAATAACCCACCTACCTACAGAGTTTAGTTGGAACTATTTAGCTTCCCGACTTCGTACAACTGATCCTGAAATACAAACATACCTACGCTGCACAGCAAATCCGGGCGGTGTAGGTTCGCAATGGGTAAAGAGAAGATACATAGAACCTTCAGAACATAATACAGGTTTCAAAGGTAACGATGGATTAACTAGGAAGTTTATTCCTGCAAAACTTGCGGATAATCCTTATCTTGCGGAAGATGGTATCTATGAGCAAATGCTTAAGTCTTTACCACCTATTCAACGTAGACAACTACTTGAAGGTAATTGGGATGTAGCTGAAGGTGCTGCTTTTGTAGAATTTGATCCGCAAGTCCATGTAATTCCTCCATTTAAACTACCTATAGGATGGGAAAGAGTAAAAGGAATTGACTACGGCTATGCCTCTGAAAGCTGTTGTTTATGGGGAATTTTAGATATTAACGATGGAACTTTAATAATTTATCGAGAATTATACAGAAAAGGCTTGACAGGAGAGGAATTAGGCAGTATAATAACAGATATGGAACTTGAAGATCCTTTTTCTGTTTCTGGTGTTTTAGATACTGCTGCGTGGGCTAAAACAGGTACTACAGGACCAACAGTAGGAGAAGCTCTTGTTCGCGCAGGACATAAGTTAAGAAGAGCAGATAAGAACAGAGTACAAGGAAAAATTCAAATACACGAATTTTTAAAAATTACAGATAGTGGTAGACCTAAGTTACAAATATTTAATACTTGTCCTAACTTAATAAGAGAGTTACAAAGTATACCATTATCAAAAACAAATCCAGAGGATGTGGATACTCATGCTTCGGATCACGCTTATGATGCTTTACGTTATATGATTATGAGTAGACCGAGAGTGTTAAATCCGTTTCAAAGAATACGAGATTTAAAACGAGAAATGTACGCACCTTCTGACACAACCTTTGGTTATTGAATATGGCAGAAAAAGAAAATACTTTTTTAAACGCAGACAACATTTATGAAGATGTTGAAGGTGAAGCTGGTAAAATTCTTGACTTAGAAATGAGTCAACAGACAAACCTTGTTGGTGTTATTAAAGATAGATTTCAACAAGCTGAAGATGCTAGACAAACAGATGAGCGTAGATGGTTAAAAGCATACGAAAACTATAGAGGACTGTATGCTAAGTCTGTTAAGTTTAGAGAGTCTGAAAAATCTAGAGTCTTTGTAAAGGTTACAAAAACAAAAGTACTTGCTGCATTTGGTCAGTTAGTAGATGTTATATTTGGAACTGGTAAGTTTCCTATAGGTATTTCAGAAACTAAAGTACCTGAAGGTGAATATGCTTCTGCACATTTAGATACACAAAATCCAATGCAAGGAATTGAAACTTCTCTTCCTGATAATATTGGTAACAGACTTGAAGATCCTCCTCAAGAAGATAATCCTTATGATATTGGATATGAAGGAGATGGTAAAACTTTAAAAGCTGGAGCTACGTTTGGTAAAGGAGTCTTTACAGATAGTGTAGAAAATCAAGCAGAAGATATGTTAGTTGAAGGATTTAGTCCTAATCCTCAAGCTCTTGAAGTAAGTCCTGCACAGAAAGCTGCAAGACGATTAGAAAAATTAGTACATGATCAAATAGAAGAATCAAACGGATCATCTGAAATAAGAAACGCACTTCTTGAATCTGCGTTGTTAGGTACAGGAATTGTTAAAGGACCATTTAATTTTAACAAAACTTTAAGTCGTTGGACTGATAACGAAGAAGGTGAAAGAGAATATAATCCTTTAGAGGTTAGAGTACCAAGAATAGAATTTGTAAGTTGTTGGGATTTTTATCCTGATCCTGCAGCAACTAATATGGATGAATGTGAGTATGTAATTCATCGACATAAACTAAACCGTAGTCAGCTTAGACAGTTGCGTAACATGCCATACTTTGACGAAGATGCAATCAGAGAATGTTTAAAGATGGGAGCAAACTACGAAGAAAAAGATTTTGAACAACAGTTAAAAGATAATTCTAGAACAGAAGAAGAATATAATTCTAACTATGAAGTTCTTGAGTATTGGGGTATTATGGATGCCGAATACGCAAGAGAAGTTGGAATAGATCTTCCAGATAGTGTAGACGATTTAGATGAAGTACAAGTTAATGCTTGGGTAACAGGTAATAAACTATTAAGAGCAGTTATAAATCCTTTTACTCCTTATCGTATTCCTTATCATGCTTTTCCATACGAAAGAAATCCATATAACTTCTTTGGTATTGGTGTTGCTGAGAACATGGATGATAGTCAGCAAATAATGAACGGACACGCTAGAATGGCTATTGATAACTTAGCTCTTTCTGGTTCGATTGTATTTGACATAGACGAGTCTGCTTTAGTAGGCGGACAATCAATGGATATATATCCGGGAAAAGTTTTCCGTAGACAAGCAGGAATGGCAGGACAATCAATCTACGGTTTAAAGTTTCCTAATACAGCAAACGAAAACATGATGATGTTTGACAAGTTTAGACAACTTGCAGATGAACAAACTGGATTACCTAGTTACAGTCACGGACAAACAGGTGTTCAAAGTATGACAAGAACTGCATCAGGTATGTCAATGTTGTTAGGCGCAGCAAGTTTAAACATTAAAACAGTTGTTAAAAACCTAGATGATTTTTTATTAAAACCTCTAGGCGAAGCATACTTCCAATGGAATATGCAATTCTTTGAAGGTGATATAGATGTTAAAGGTGATTTAGAAGTTAAAGCTACTGGAACGAATAGCTTGATGCAAAAAGAAGTAAGAAGTCAAAGACTGACTATGTTTTTACAAACTGCACAAAGTCCTGCTATTGCTCCTTTTGTTAAGATTTCTAAATTAGTAAGTGAACTAGCCTATAGCTTAGATTTAGATCCTGATGAGATTCTTAATGATCCAGAAGAAGCAGCTATTATGGCACAAATAATAGGTATGCAAAATGCTGGACAAAACACAAGCGAAGAAGCTCAACCCAATAGTCAACAACCCCAAACAATGGGAGGCGGTGGAGGAGTACCTCAAGCACCTCAAGAACTTGGAGTTACAGGTACTGGCGGTGGCAACATCGGAATTGGAAATGTACCGCAGTCAGGGGAGGATCAGTTCTCTGGAACGGTTGCTCCACCTACCAGAACAGGTTAAACTAAGCTTAAAAGAGAATAACTAATGGCAAAGAAAAAGAAAAAAATAGAAAAAGAAATGGATGATCTTGACCTTGTTGGAGTAGCGGTAAGTGTTAATCCAATAGTGGGAAAAGATAGGGAAAAAGAAAAAAGAAAAAAATATCAGGAAGGTAACGAAGTATCTGATATTATAACTGATGAAGAAAAAGAATATTACAAAAATTTAAAAAAAGAAGATCAAAGTGGTATGACTTTTGCTAGTCTTGCTCTTATAAGCAAACAAATAAACGACTACTTAAAAGGAATGGAAGACGGAATTATATCTGAAAAAGATGGAGAAAAACAAATAGCTATTTTAAGAGAAACAGAAAAAAAACTTATAGCTGAAAACCAACGAGAACAAAAACAAGAAGGTGGAGATGTAAAAAAAGAAAATACACCTACTACTGAAATGTATTGGGATACAGATGGAAATTTACAAAAATATGAAGTAGATCCTTATAAGGCTATAGGACATACTGTAGTTGAAGATAAAGGAAGGTTTGATTTTTCAGATAAAAATTCTCCTGAAACAATAGGACAAAGAGTTGAGCGTGTAAATATTGAAGATACTTTATTTAAACCTTATGAAGATAAACGTGAGGGTTTTGAAGGTGCTAAAAGTATAACAACAGGAAGAACTACTACTTCAGTTAAATCTGATTTAAGTCATACAAAACACGTTGCAGCACATTTACAAAATATGTTATTAGAAGGACACATATTAGATTTAAAAGAATTATTTAAAAGAGAACAAAAACAAGAAGGTGGAGAAATGGACAGTCAAATGACTGCTATGATGATGCCTACAGAAGAAACAGAAGAAATGGATATGCTTCCAGATAATCAAATGGAAGATCAACATTTAGATTTTATAATTAATGAATCATTAGATAACGAAGAAGAAATGTATCTAATGGAACAATTACAAGCTGATGAAAGATTAAGCATGATCTTTGATAAGATTATGGACACAGCTACAGAATTTTCAGGATCTGGACCTGTTGAAGGTTTAGGTACTGAGGTCTCCGATTCGATACCTGCAAGGTTATCGGATGGTGAGTTTGTTATGACAGCTAAAGCTACGGATGAAATTGGTGCAGATAATTTAGAACGCATGATGAAAGACGCAGAAGAAGCTAGTGATAATCGACAAAGAGTTGCAATGGGTGGAGAAATCGAAAAAAAGGTAGACCGTTTTGGTAAACCTATTGATGAAGATTTAACCGCAGAAGAAATAAAAAGAAGCATGCTTTCTGTAAATCCACGATTGCGATAAACGATAAAGCTACCTTAGTTTACTAAGCCCTTTATCACAACATTAACCGAAAGGCTACCTTTACAAAAACAAACCCTGCATAAGTCGACATTAGCAGCCACTTTGTTTAGAAAGCCCTGAGTAGGAGTAAGATATGGCAACACAAGCAAAAGAAGCAAACCCTTATAACGCTAATAAGGACTGGCACAAGCAAGATGAAAAACAATTTGTATCTGCTGACGGTGCATTTTTTGAAGAACCTAAACCTAAAGTTGAGGCTCAAGAAGAAGAACCCAAGCAAAGTAAACAGAAAACTAAAGATAAACCTTATAGTAAACCTGATTACAAAAAAAGATATGATGATTTAAAAACACATTACGATTCTAAACTTAATGAGTTTAAAGTTAGAGAACAAGAACTATTAGAACAGGCAGCTAAAAACATGCCTCAGTATAAAGCTCCTAAATCTGAAGAAGACTTAGAAAAGTTTAAAGAACAATATCCAGATGTGTATGAAGTAGTTGAAACTGTAGCACACATGCGTAGTTCAGAACAAACAAAAGTTTTAGAAGAACGATTGTCTAAACTACAAGAACGTGAAGCAGAGTTAATTGCTAAAGAAGCACATGGTAAACTGTTGGATAATCATCCTGACTTTGAAGATATTCGCAATAGTGAAGAATTTCATAATTGGGCAAAAGAGCAACCACAGTCTATTCAAAAATGGATATACGATAACGCTAATGATGGAGATCTTGCAAGTCGTGCATTAGACTTATATAAACGTGATATGGGTATAGTTTCAGAAGCGAGTAAGCCTAAAAAGAAAAAGTCCAATAAATCTGCTGCTGACATGGTTTCAACTAAAACAACTTCAGTTGAACCGAAGCAGGATAAAATTTGGACTGAACGGGAAATTGCTGCAATGTCTATTGCTGAATTTGACAAGTACGAAGAAGAAATCGGAAAAGCAATTCACGAAGGCAGAGTAGTAAAACAATAACTTTTAATTTGATATAATGGAGAAGTAAAATGGCTTATAACCAATCAGATCAGTACTTTGAACCAAGTACCGATACTAACGCTAACTTTGCGAACTCCGTAAGTGGTCAAACTAATTCGTTTTTTCTTCCTGCAGTCTACTCTAAAAAGGTTCTTAACTTCTTTAGAAAGGCTTCGGTTGTAGAAGCGATCACCAACACAGATTACGCTGGTGAAATTGCCGCTTTCGGAGATTCCGTAAAGATTATTAAAGAACCTGAAATAACTGTGTACCAGTACGAACGTGGTGCAGACGTTACAGCAACTAAATTAACTGACCAAGAGTTGACTCTTGTAGTTGATACAGCTAACGCATTTAAATTCATCGTTGATGATATTGAAACTTCAATGTCTCATGTGAACTTTAAAGAAGTAGCTAGTTCATCTGCAGCATACGCTCTTCGTGATGCTTATGATGAAGGTGTAATTGCTACTATGTTCTCAGGTGTTTCTGCCTCAAGTCCTAACCACATTCTTGGTTCGGATAGTGCTACTGATTTAGCAGCAGGAACATTTGATGGAACTGGTAATCTTGACATCGGTTTTGCAGCAAGTGAACACGATCCTATTGACGTATTGTCACACATGGCTCGTCTTCTTGATGAACAAAACGTACCAGAAGAAGGAAGATGGTTCTTAGCATCACCTGACTTCTACGAAGTACTTGCAAGTTCATCTTCAAAACTTTTGTCTGTTGATTACAACGCAGGTCAAGGTTCTATTAGAAATGGTCTAGTAACTTCTGGTAAGTTGCGTGGATTTAGCATGTATAAGACTAACAACATTGCAAGCACAACTAATGCTGCTGGCAAATGTATTGCTGGTCACATGTCATCTACAGCTACTGCTCAGACAATTACAAGTACTGAAGTAATCAGAGATCCTGATAGCTTTGGCGACATCGTACGAGGACTCCATGTTTATGGAGGAAAAGTACTTCGTGGCGAAGCATTAGTTTCTGCTTTCTACGGTATTGACTAAACAGATTCGGGGGTGTAAAAACCCCCCTTTCTTTTTTTAGAGTAAAATTTTATTAACACTAACTTATCTTTTAAAGATAAAGGAGACACAAAATGTCAAACCCAGTATTTAAAGTAAGAGATACAGGGCGCAACTCAGCTAGAACAGGAGATGTTCAGGAAATTGCTGACAACATATGTACTTCGTGGACTTCAGCTACAACAGGAACTATTGCAGTTACTGCTGACGCTACTTACGATGTTTCATTTACACAACCAGCAGATACTATTATCAGAAACCTTATTGCTATTCCAGCAGGTAACATTGTTACAGCAGGAGCTTCAGGCGATGATGTTGATTTTGATTTAGGTACTGCAGCAGGTGGTGGTCAAATTATTGATGAGAAAGCTATTCTTGATGATGGCGGATCAGCAGTAACTTGGACAGCAAACGCGCCTTTGTATATTATTCAAAACTCACACGGACACGCAGCTAACCAGTTTGTAAGTACAGCTACTACAGCAGGTGTTGTAGGAGGACCAGCAACTTCAGAAGCTATTGTTATAGCATCTACGTTGTATAGTGCTTCTGCTCGTACACTATATGCTCGTCTTAAGCCGCTAGCAAATGACCTTGCTACGGCAGCTACAACTGTTACTTATTTAGTTGAGTTTCTACATCTCGGCTCTACTCCTGATCAGTAGACATGCCACAGATAGGAAACGATAAAAATCCTATGATCCTAAATGGCTCTAGTAAGCCTAAAAGCACTAGAGTCTTAGGATTGTTAGGTAGCGCATATTCTGGTGAAGCAAAACAGAAGTACAACGATAACTATGATCGTATTTTTGGTAAAAAGAAAAAGGGTAAATAATGGCTACAACATATTTAACACTCGCTAATGAGACTTTAAGAGAGCTTAACGAAGTTCAACTTACATCATCAAACTTTTCAAGTGCTGTAGGTATTCAAGCTTTTGTTAAAGAATCAATTAATAGATCGTTAAATGATATAGCTAACGAAGAACCTCAACTACCTTTTTTTGCAGCAGCAGCTAGTGGAGAAACAGATCCTTTTTACGGTAACGTAACTGTAGCAAGTGTAGCAGGAACTAGATGGTATACGCTTAAAGCAGGAAGCTCTAGTATAACTACAGACTATGCTTCTATAGATTGGGATGATTTTTATATTACAACAATAAGTGTATCAGGAGAATCTGCTCCTTATGTTTCTAAAGGTTTAAAGTTTATATCTTTAACAGATTGGAAAAGATATTTAAGAGATGCAGAAAATTCAGATGATGCAGATGGTCAAGTCTATGGAGAACCTCGTTATGTTATACGCAGTCCAGATCATCGTAAGTTTGGACTTAGCCCTATACCAGATAAAGTATATAACGTGCATTTTTATGCTTATGCTAAACCAACTGCTTTATCAGCACACGGTGATGCTATCATTCTTCCTGACCAATATGCTCCTGTTATATTAGCTAGAACACGTTATTATGTTCATCAGTTTAAAGAAAACTTACAACAAGCAGCTTTTGCATTAGATGATTATAAGAAAGGTATGAAGTACATGAAATCTAATCTTATTAATCCTCAACCAAAAAGCATGACAGACGATAGGATTTATTTCTGATGGCAGCTTCGCAACCATTTTCAGTTGCGTTGCAAGGGGGTTTAGATAAGTCTAGTAATTCATTAGAGCTTTTACAAAAACCGGGAAATGCAACAAGGCTAGTAAATTTTGAAGTATCTGCTAAAGGTGGATACAGACGTATAAATGGTTATACGCAATTAGGAGATGGAACAAGACCTAATAGCTCTAATGAAATATTAGGTATGCACGTTTACGCTGATGGAGTTATTGCAACATCAGGTACAAATATTTACTTTAGTCAAGACGGAGATAGTTGGCTACAGATAAATAAAGATAGTGTAGCAGGTGGTGGAGATAACTACAGTACCTTTACAGGTCGTAGTGCGTTAACTAGAACTTCACAAAGTAAGACACACTTTACAACTTTTGAAGGTAATACAGATTATGGTGAAGTAGTTATTACTGATGAAGGCTCTGGAGTAAAACCTTTCTATTTTAAAATGACAGGTACTGGAGATGCACTAAGTAGTAGGACTTACTTTGCAAAAGAGATTACAGTAAGTGGTACACATTATCCTAAGTTTTGTGTAATCCACGATAAACATTTAGTAGTTGCAGGTGCAGCTACAGCAAAGAACACAATCTTTTATAGCGGTACAAGTGACATAGATGATTTTACAAGTTCAGGATCAGGTAGTATTGTATTAGATGATCAAGTAGTAGGACTTAAATCTTTCCGTGATGAACTATTTATATTTTGTAAAAACTCTATATATAAGTTACAGAACATAAATAACTCAAGTACGATAGCTATTGTACCAGTTACTAAGAACGTAGGTTGTGTAGATGGTAAAACTATACAGGAATTTGCAGGTGACTTGATCTTCCTAGCTCCTGATGGCTTTAGAACCATTGCAGGTACAGCAAGAATTGGTGATGTCGAGTTAGGAACTATCAGTAAACCGATACAACCTATTGTAAATAAAATACTTGATAGTGCTTTTACATACGAATTTAGTAGTGTAGTACTTAGAGATAAGTCTCAATACAGAATGTATTATAGTTCGTCAACACAATCGACAGCTAACTCTAAAGGAATTATAGGTACACTTACAGCTAGAGGTTTTGAATGGTCTGAAACTTTAGGAATACAAGCTCCTGCAGTAGCTTCTGGATTTAATGCTGCAGGTAGAGAAAAGATGTATCACGGAGATAGAGGGGGATATATTTATAATCACGACACAGGAAGTAGTTTTAATCCTGTAGGAACTGAAACAAATATAAATGCAGAGTTCCAATCGCCTGATTTTGATTATGGAGACTTTGGAACTTTAAAAACTTTAGATCACATTAAAGTATCTATAAATCCAGAAGGAGAAGTAGAGCCTACTCTTAGAGTAAGATTTGATTACGATAGTACAGATAGACTACAACCAACAGACGTAGGTATTATTGCAGCAACACCTTCTATATTTGGAGACACAGGTGCAGTTTTTGGAACAAGTACTTTTGGTGCGCCAGAGAATCCATTAGTAAGAGCTACACTAACAGGAAGTGGACACAGTAACTTCTTTAAAATATTTAGTAACGATACCAAAGCTCCGTACACAATACACGGATTATATATAAACTACAGACCATCGGGAAGACAATAACAATAAGGTAGAATTTAACTATGGCTCAAGCATATACCAGACAAAGTTCGATAGCAGATGGGGATACAATAACTGCTGCGCTTTTTAACAACGAATACAATCAACTTTTAAACTCTTTTAGTTACTCTTCAAGTAGTGCATCATCTACAGGACACAGACACGATGGTACTGCTGGACAAGGCGGTAACATACATACTATTGGTGATTTAGACTTTCTTAATAAGATTGTTGTAGATAGTACTAATAATAGATGGGGAGTCTTTGTAGAAGTATCTAGTGCTGCAGTAGAACAAATAAGAATATCTGATGGTGTTCTTTCTCCTGTTACAGACAGCGATGTTGATCTTGGTACTAGCTCACTATACTTTAAAAATGCTTACATAGATGCAATAACTACTACAGGTAACGTAGCTGTAGGTGGTAATTTAACTGTTACAGGTGCTGCTACAATCGCAGGTAACTTAACATTTGGTGATGCAGCTTCTGATACAGTAGCTTTTAGTGCTGATGTAGCTTCAAATCTTTTACCAAGCGCAGACAATACTTATGACATTGGTGCATCAGGTTCAGAGTGGAAAGATCTTTACATAGATGGAACAGCTAATATAGATAGTCTTGTAGCTGATACAGCAGATATTAACGGAGGTACTGTTGATGGAGCTACAATAGGTGCAAGTTCTGCTACTACTATTGTAGGTACAACCATTACAGCTAATACAGCTTTTGTACCCGATGCTTCTGACGGAGCTGCTTTAGGAACATCTTCTTTAGAGTTTAGTGATCTTTATTTAGCAGATGGAGCAGTTGCATACTTTGGAGATGATCAAGATGTAACACTTACTCACGTTGCTGATACAGGATTACTTCTTAATAGCACAATGGCTCTACAGTTTAATGATGCTTCACAGTACATTAACGCTCCAAGTGCTACAGTATTAGATATTAATGCTACAGATGAAATAGAACTTAATGCTACTTTAGTGGATATAAACGCTAATGTAGACATATCAGGTACGTTAACAGTAGCTGGCGCATTAGACTTTGGAGATGCTGCATTAGCTAACGTAGGTGATATTCAGCTTGATAGTATCTCAGGTGATACAGATACTAACACTTCAATTACATTTAGTGGATCGGATGTTATTACAGTAACTACAGGCGGTGAAAGTCAAGTTACATTTAACAATGGATCTATACTACCTACAACAGATAACGATGTTGATCTAGGTTCAAGCTCATACGAATTTAAAGATGGTTACTTTGATGGTACAGTCTATGCAGATGCTATAAACTTTAACGGTACTGCAATTTCTGCCACAGCAGCAGAGCTAAACATTATGGATGGTGTTACAGCTACAGCAGCAGAACTAAACTACAGCGACACAGGATCTGCAGTAGGTACTGTAGTAGCAAGTAAAGTAGTTACTGTAGACGCTAACAAAGACGTTGCAAGTTTCCGTAACATTACTCTTACAGGAGAACTTGATGCAGGTTCGTTAGATGTTTCAGGCGATGCAGATATTGATGGTACTCTTGAGACAGACGCATTATCTATAAATGGTACAGCAGTTACAAGTACTGCAGCAGAATTGAATATCCTTGACGGAGTTACTGCAAGTGCTACAGACATTAACCTTATAGATGGTATTACAAATGGTACAGTTATTGCAAGTAAAGCAATCGTTACAGATTCTAACAAAGACATAACTGGTGGTAGAAACATCACAATCTCTGGAGAACTTGATGCTGCTACATTAGATATTAGTGGTGACGTAGATATAGATGGTACTTTAGAAGCTGATGCAATTACAGTTAATGGTACAGCTTTAGCAAGTGTTATTGCAGGAACTACAGTAAATACTGCTACAGTAGCTACAACTGTTACAATTACAGATAACGAAAGCACAAACGAAAACAACGCTATTATCTTTACAGCAGGTGGAGATTTAGATGGTGGTAATTTAGGTTTAGAATCAGACGGAGATCTTTACTATAACCCATCAACAAGTACACTAACTGTTCCTAATGTTTCTGTATCGGGTACGTTTACTACAGTAAACTCTGTTACAATGAACGCTAGTAACGCAGTAGTTTTTGAAGGAGCTACAGCAGATGCACACGAAACTACGCTTTCAAGCATAGATGCTACAGGTGATAGAACAATTAATTTACCGAATGTATCAGGTACTCTTCCAGTATTAGCGGCTGCATCAACTACTCAGATTAGTTCTACACCAGAAGAACTTAATATACTTGATGGAGCTACTGTAGTTGTTGGAGAGATTAACGCATTAGACTTAGGTTCTACAGCAGTTGGAACAGCAATCGCTTCTAAAGCAGTTATACTAGACTCTAACAAAGATTACACAGGTCTTAGAAACTTTACAGTAACTGGTGAGTTAGATGCAGCTACACTTGACATATCAGGCGATGCTGACATAGACGGTACATTAGAAACAGATGCGTTGTCTATTAACGGCACAACAGTAACTTCAACAGCAGCCGAATTAAATATTCTTGATGGTGTAACAAGCACGGCAGCAGAATTAAACATATTAGATGGTGTAACGTCAACTGCAACAGAAATAAATCTATTAGATGGTTCAACAGCAAATACTGTAGTCAACTCAAAAGCTGTTGTGTATGGATCTAGTGGTGAATTAGCAGGTACTCTAAGTACTGCAGCTCAGACAAACGTGACAAGTCTTGGAACACTTACAGCATTAACTGGTGGTACAGGAGACTTTAACTGGGATTCAAATACTTTAGTTGTTGACTCTTCGACAAATCGTGTAGGTATTGGTAACGCTTCACCAGATGTAAGTTTGGATATTGGAAGCTTTACAGACGCTATGCACTTACCAGTAGGTACAACAGCACAAAGACCAACAGGTGCTGCAGGATACTTTAGATACAACAGTACAACTGGAAAATTTGAAGGGTATACGGATTCGTGGGGAAGTATTGGAGGTGGCTCTGGTACTAATATGGACACTAACATCTACGCAGGTGATGGTTCAGACACAACTTTCACGTTGTCAAATGCTCCTGATGATGAAAATAACTTAATGGTCTTTATAGACGGTGTATTCCAAGCACACAATACTTACTCAGTTTCAGGAACTACACTTACGTTTGCTACAGCTCCTGCAAACGGTAGAGTTATTACAGCGTATCATAGCACAACAACTGTAGGTGGATCTAATAATACTATTAACACTATGACAGGAGATGGTTCTGATACTACTTTGACTCTTAGTGTAGCACCTGTACACGAAAATAATGTTCAGGTTTTCTTCGATGGAGTTTACCAATCAAAGTCTAACTACGCAATTAGTGGTACTACACTTACATTTAGTACTGCGCCTCCTGATGATGTCTTAGTAGAAGCTATTACAAATACGAATACTTCTAGTACTACAGCTAATCAATTACTTGACGCTGACCTAGATACAAAGATTCAAGTTGAGGAGAGTTCTGACGAAGATGTCATAAGAATGGATATAGAAGGTAGTGAAGTAGCTGTTTTAAACTCTACATCACTTACCCTTAAAAACCCTGCAACTGCAGATAATAGTACGTTTAACTTAAACTTACAAACTGCAGAAGCTGATATAGCAGCAGATGATGTACTAGCTAAGATTAGTTTTTCTTCTCCTAACGAAGGAACAGGCACAGATGCTCTACTAACTGCAGCAGCTATACAAGCAATATCAGAAGGAGACTTTAGTTCTTCTAGTAACGCTACAAGTCTTTCGTTTATGACAGGAGCTTCTGAAGCTGCAGCCGAAAAGATGCGTCTTACTTCGGCAGGGCATTTATCAGTAGGTGCAACAAGCATAACAAATGGCGGTGGGTATAATAAAGTTATTCAAGTTAAAGGCACAGAAGGTGCTTTTAGTGCTGTATCAGGAAGTAGCGAAAGTGTATTTGCACAAAATGGTGCTAATACTCAAGTAATTAATAGAGCAAATGGCTATATGGAGTTTCGCACAAATAATGTTGTGCATCAAAAAATTGACTCTACAGGCGCAGTTACTAAACCATTACAACCAGCTTTCTTAGTACAAAAAAATGCTTTTCAATATAATATAGCATTAGATTCTGCTGTTACAGTTACTTGGGAAACTGAAGTATTTGACCAAAACTCAGACTTCGCATCAAATACTTTTACTGCACCTGTTGATGGTAAATATCAAATGAATGTCCAACTCCGCATAACTGGTGTTGATTCAGCACACGCTTATGTTCACATTTATTTAAAAACGACCAATAGAAACTATGAATGTCTTTTACTTGACCCTACTGAATTTAATGGTGATTTAAATTATATGACTTGCGCGGCATCGCATCTTATAGATATGGACGCAAGTGATACTGCTTATGTGGTTATCTATATATCAGGTGGAACTGCACAAACTGATATTTCGTGGGATGTAGATTCTCATTTTAGTGGCTTTTTAGCCTGTTAAACAATAACGAAATAATTAACCTTAAAGGAGGTTTAATAAAATGGCAAAATTAACAATAACAATAGAAGTAGATGATACAGATCAAAAGTGTCTTTTAAACGATATAACAAACATTAATGAGTGGGCGCAAGCTGCTATGTCTGGAAAAATTAATGGGTGTTGGAAACGTATGCAACAAGAGTGGACAGTTAAACTTATGGAAGACTCATCATTTACAGATGCTATACCAAGTAACAAAGCAGACTTTGTAACGCTTGTAACAGCTAGATCAGATTATAAAACCAGAACAGAACGTGATGCTGCTTCTGGTACACCTTAAACTAGGGAGACATAGAGAATGGCAATAACAAAAGTAACAGGAGCATTACTTGGTAACTACACAGGAGGCTCTGCAGACGATACAGTAGTTGTAGGTGATGGAGCTGGTGATGCCATTACTTCAGGTGTTGATAACACCTTTATAGGTGATAACGCAGGTACAGCAACAACTTCAGGTAGTGATAATGTAGCTATAGGTAATGAAGCTTTAGCAGCAAATACTACTGCAGATAGAAATATATCTATTGGTGCTAATTCTTTAAGTGCTAATACAGTCGGTGCGAGAAATGTTGCAGTTGGACATCAAGCATTATTAGCTAATGTAAACGGCAGTAGATCAGTAGCGGTTGGTCATAATGCTTTAAGCGCACAAACTTTTGGAAGTGCCACAGATGGATATAATACTGCTATAGGACACGAAGCTGGTGCAGCAGTTACCACAGGTCAATTTAATACTTTTATCGGTGGGTTAGCAGGAGATGCTAATACTACAGCAGGTAGTAACACAGGTTTAGGATATGCTGCTTTAGGAGCAAATACTACTGGAGCAAATAATACAGCGACAGGTGTAAATGCACTAGCTACTAATACCACAGGTACTCAAAATGTTGCGGTTGGAGAACAAGCCTTATACGGAAACACTACAGCTTCTTATAATACTGCAGTTGGATATGACGCATTACGAGCCAATACCACAGGTGCAAACAACACCGCAGTTGGTCAAAATGCTTTAGATGCAAACACAACAGGTGGTACTAATACCGCAGTTGGACAAAATGCCTTACAAGCAAACACCACAGCTTCGTTTAACTCAGGATTTGGACACAGCGCATTAGAAGCTAACACCACAGGTGCTTCAAATTCAGCATTCGGTAAAAACTCTTTAGCAGCAAACACCACAGGCTCTGCTAATACAGCAATGGGACACGCAGCTTTAGATGCTATTACCACAGGAGCAGATAATAGTGCTTTAGGAAAAGGTGCGGGAGCAACTGTTACAACAGGTAATTATAATATTTATCTAGGAAGAGATGTTAGAGCAAGTGCTACAGGTGTTGAATATGAAACTGCTATTGGTTATAACCAAGTAGGACAAGGTGATGGAAAACTTACATATGGTAAGTCAGGTGCTTGGACAACTTTAACTGCTGGATCAACTACAGTAGCAGCAAGTTCTGATAGACGAATAAAAGAAAATATACAAGATGCTACTGCTGGTCTTTCATTTATAAATGACTTACAACCTAAAATATTTGAATTTAAAAAGAAAAAAGATGTTGATCCAAGTTTAACAGAAGATTACGAAGAAGGCTCAGAAGAAAGAGTAAAAGGAAGAAGCGGACTACAACACGGATTTATAGCTCAAGAAGTTAAAGAAGCAATAGATAAACATTCTGACATCTATGAAGGCTTTGATGGTTGGGAAGAAAACCCATCAGGTGTTCAAGCAGTAGGTGAATCAGCGTTTATTCCAATGTTAGTAAAAGCAGTACAAGAACTCTCAGCAGAAATAGAAAAACTAAAGAAAGGGGAATAAAGAATGGCGAATACAACAGTACCTGCAGAGCTACTAGAATCTAGTAATAACAATATAAAAATAGGAAGTACTGCAGGTGACAGTCTTACTGACGGTACAAAAAATATAGCTATTGGTACTAACGCTTTAACTGCAGAAGATACTAGAAGCGACTCTATTGCAATAGGTTATCGTGCTTTAACTGCACAAAATGGAGATACTGCAAATACCTATAATATAGCTATAGGTACTGATGCTGGATTAGCTATTACTACAGGTAATAGGAATGTATTTTTAGGTGCGCTTGCAGGAGATGCAACAACAACTGCTGATGGAAATACAGCTATTGGACACAATGCTCTTTCAGCTA